TCAGCCGTCTAGGTCAACCGGCCCGAATCGGACCTTGTTGACGGCGTTCTGCAGGTAGGCCTGTGCGGTGTGCGTGTAGATGGCGGCAGTCGAAACCTGGGCATGCCCCAAAAGGTCGGCAATCGCTTTTTGGCCCTCGCCGGACATGGCCAGGGCCGATGCAAACGAGTGGCGCAGGCTGTGCAAGTGGAGATGCCCATACCCACCGGCTACGAGCGCGGCTTTGATATGATGCGAAATCGTGTCCGGATGCTCCCAGCGCGTAAAGACCCTCCCGCGCCCGGCGGACATCGAGCGCAGAACAGCGGCAAACGTGTCCGATAAGGGAAGCCAATCCCACCGCTTGGACTTTTGCCGGTAGACCCGGAACCTTCTGCCCTCGAAGTCCACGCCCTCCCATGTGATCGTCAGGAGTTCCGCGCGCCGGACGCCCGTTGAAAGATAGGCCAGGGCCATGCGGCGAAGATCCATGTCCTGGATCGTCGCCAACCATCGGGCGCAGTCTTCCGGGGCCATGAATGCGGGCGCTTGCCGGGCGGTCCGGACTTCTTTGACCCCGCGTAGCGGATTCGTGGACAGATAGCCCCAGGCCACGGCCTGGTTGAGCGCGGCCCGGGCGTGACGCACGTAGACGTTGATGGAGCGCGGGGAAAGGTGTTTGTGGGAGGCCTTGATTTCGTCGAGATGCTTGTGGGTGATCCGGTCGAGTCGGCACGTTCGGCCCGCCACGATGATGAGCTTTTCCAGGGCCAGCCGGTTGGCCCGGTATGTCGCCGGGGCCTGCGTGTTTGAGGCCAGCTCCACAAATTCGTCGTAAAACTCGCCCAAGGATTTCGTGCATTCGCCCGTGATTTGGCTGATTCTCCCGGAAAGCCACTGGCGACGGACGGCCGTGTAAAGCCTTTTGGCCTCGGCCTTGTCCTTCGTCGCAAGGGACTTGGACTTGCCGCGCTCAAATTCGACGTACCAGACGCCGGTTTGGGATTTTTGCCACAGCCGCATGTGCCAGTTCATGCACGCTTCCCGGCCAGGATGGCAAGCGCCTTCTGGTCATCTTGTCCAAAGAAGGCGTCGATGGACTCCCGGTCAACGCGCCAGTCTCCCCGGCTGTTGATCTGGCTTGCCGCCAACGCCCCGTCTCGGATCAGCTTCGCCAGGGTGTTGCGGCAAACGCCAGCGTACTGACAGGCGTCACGGGTCTTGAGCCAGCGGGGAGCCATGGCCTACCTCGCCACCAGATTTCCGCACGGCACCACCACCATGCGGCCGTCGATGCTCACGAGGTGGTTGCGGGGCCTGCCACGGCCCGAGATGACCACTATGGCGTCCCGGCCGTACCAGGGCATCCAGGGGGCGTATGCGGCAGCGTAGTGGACGCGGACGCGTTGTCCGGGGCGGGGGGAGGATATCATGGGCGCGCCCCGTCCAGTTCGGCCAGGGCGTCGCGCAATGCTCTTATCAAAAGCGACGAAAAATTTTTATGCCCAAGGCCAATTTTTGATATTCTCTCGCTTGCATCCCAGAGGGCCATATCTTGACCACCAAGATACATGTCCCCTATGAACGCTGCCGGATCATATGACATAAAACGCAAGTCATCTCCCATGCGCAGGCCAAGTTCTACAGCATCTAGATTGTTTAAGTAACACCGCGCCGCCTCGACCACCTTGCGGAGCCGGTCGATTTCGGCCAACATTCCACCGAATGTCCCCAGAGCATCGCTTCCGTCTTGCAGGGTTATGCCGTGAACCTCTTGAAATTCAGCGTAGAACCGCTTCACCTCGTTGAATTTGCTTTCCACGTCGCGAAGCCGGACAACCTCTGCTTCTTTGGTGGCATCGCGTGATAGGGCGTTCCATGCGTCAATGGCATCCTGTGCATGGATTTCACGATGACAATCATTACACCACGCGCAGGGCAAATGAGTCCAAGGCCGGTCAGTATTATCATCGGAAAGGACATCGTTGCTTTTACACCATGGACAGGGAAGCAGCTTCTCGCTCATGACTTGTCCTCCTTCGCCAAGGCGGCGGCTCATTACGGCCTCTGGTCCCACACCCGGCCGTCCAGGATGGACATCTTCGTCACGCGCCCGTCGTCGCCCGGACCCTGCTTGTAGAAGAACGGCACGCCCGCCTCGACGCACTGATCCTTGAGGGAACGCGCCCACTCGATATCTATGGGGCGCGCGCCCGGGCCTGACTCGGAACCGCAGATGATCCAATCCACCAGTGGAGCGCCACCCACGTATTCGTGCAGACCGCCGTAGGATACTCCGGTCATTTCCGGCGGCGACAGCAACTCGCCGCAGTCCACCGCCCCCAACATCGGCTCCACGCTGACAAACCGCTTTGCCGCCGGGGTGTCGAGCAGGATGGGGGCGCGGTAGTCGAACATGGCCTGGTTCTCCGCCGTGACGCCAAGCCAGACGTTGGGGAGGGGCCATGGGACGTGTGCCGGGGCACCTGTGCTGCCAGATGGTGCGCCCATCAAATACGCAAAGTTCACGCCGGTAAACGCCGGTTTTTGAACTCTGGAGGTTATGTACTCCCTCATCCCATCCGGCCTCTTCGTCAAAAGCAAAAAGGTGTGCTGCTGGCACAGGGCCATGACCGCGAAAATGCGGTCCAGCCATTCGTCGGGCGTCTCCCGGTGGAAAAGGTCGGTCATGGACCCGACGAAAATGCGGCAGCCCTTGCGCCACGTGAGCGGCTGCTCCAGTGCGCTTTCGACCAGCCGCGTCTTGCCGTTCCATGACTTCCCGTCCAGGCTCGTCACGTCCTGGTACTGCGGCGTCTGCGGGTTCAGCGCCAAGCGGCACGCCATGCGTTCTGCATAACAGTTGTCGCAGCCGGGAGAGACTTTTGAACAGCCGATGATAGGGTTGATCGTGCGGTCTGCCCATTCAATTTTGGTCATGATGTTCCTCGAATTTATACAATTCACCCAACAGCGAAAACTCTCCCACGGACAGCTTCCGCAAAGACACCCATTGCCCGTCAGGATGTTTGTAAAGCAGCCAGCCATAGAATCGCGCATCTTTGTTCACCCCGACTGCGTACTGATCGGGAACGACTTCGCGAACATCGCCGCTTGCGACGGGATCATAGCTCAGGCCCAGGGGATCAACAGATTGGGAATCAGCCATGATGCTCCTCCGTCCTCCCGGCCTGCTCGACGGCGTAGGCCCAACACCAGGGGTTTCCCGGGACTCCAAGTCCCCGGTGAGAGTGGTGGAAGTTCCAAATGGCGTGCGCGTTATCAAGAAGACTGTCGCCTTCGGGGAACGAGTGCTTTGCGCCGGGCCAGTTTTTGAGGATGCCCCACGCCTTCGCATCCTCTTCGGTCATCTCCTGGACCCGCTTGACGGTCACGGCCAGGGTCTTGACGTAGGAGCGGACGGCCCACGCGGGCATCGTGGCCGGGGAGCGCCAATACAACGGGGCTTCCCCTGGTTCCCATCTGTGTGTCCCGTCAGTGGGCAGGATTCCCTTCATCCCGAGTTCAAACAGCGTCTGATTTCGCAAGCCCAGCGCCTCACTCTCGTCCGGGCATAACACCCATGGCGTCCGCTTCAATTCCGGGCTTGCCTTGTAGTCCAAAGCGAAACGAGAATCGTCTCTCCACGCCCCAATGCGCCACGCCTCCCGGCACGCCAGCACGTCGCCGGGATCGTAGTCCGGGCATGCGTATCCAGTCTCTCCGTTGTGCCACACCTTGAGCCGGACACCGTCCCAATTTATTACATGGTCAGGTTGTACAGGTAGGGGCCTCCAAATCTGCCGCAGCGTCCCTGTTGCGGCGGCGCGCGCCTCGTGCGGGAAGAGGATAACTGTACGTGTTTTTTCCATTACAACATCCTGGCCTGACTGATTGTGAACGGCCCGAATCGCAAAAACCACATAGTATGACCGTTTTCTTTCGCTGCCTCTGTCAATTTGTGGTTATGAAACCGCATTCCCCAACAAAATGGATGGAATCTTACGGACACCGAAAACGCACTGACCGGATACTTGATGGTCTTACCCATGATCTTCCCCCAAGAATGGCTTCATGGCCGTGTACAGCACGTCGGCCAGCGGTTCGGGGCCATAAGCGTTGTGGAGGTGCTGATGTGCAGTGGAATACGCAGACACTACGCAGTCCATCTCGCCTCCCATTCCGCCAGCGGACATGTACTGGATTTGCACAGCAAGCCGATGCTCACTCGCCAGTTGGAAAAGCTCCCCCAGGCCGTAGGGTGACTTCGTGATCTCATTCATGGCTGTCCTCCCCGACCATTTTGCCCGGCTGGGAAAGATGGTCCGTTGCCTCGCGGTAAGCCTTAGTTTTCTTGCACCGCGCACATGTGACATTTTTAGCCAACAACGCGACCAGCAACCGGGGAAACTTGTTGCGGTTCCAAAATGTGCCACACGCGACCCGTTCCATCCTGCCGATGTCAAAATGCACCACGGGCACGGGGTTGGGGGATGGTGAGATGGTCATTTTTTGGCCGCCTCCTTCCACTGCTTGCTCTCCAGGCAGGCCGGGCACGTCACGGCGGTGTGAACGTAAGTTGTGCGTCCCGACGTGCCGCCAACAACCTGCTGGCACAGACCGTTATTATAGTGCGAAAGTAGGCCGCATGCCGTGTAGCAAGAATATCCATGAAGAAAGTGTGTCGTATTTACGTCGTCAAGCTCGTCCCCCGGTAACGATACTATATTCGCCCCGTCAGCGATGGAGAATCCAATGTGACGGCACACCGTTCGGAACGCCGTGCAAAACTCGTTGTCGTTCTGCTCACACCACAGGTGATGCTCAATCCCCATCATCCATCCTGCGCACCACGTCTCTTCGCTGTACTGTGACGCAGCGGCACCCAGGATCACGGCGAATGCCTGCTTTTCGGCATCGGTCATGACTTCTCTTCCTCCTTCCGCTCTCCTATGACTCGCTGAATCTCTTCAACTGTCGGAAGATCGTCTCCGGTGAAAGTGAACAGCTTTTCAACATCCACAATGTGTTTGTCTGGCGGGGAGCTATAAATACTTATATCGGTGATACGCAAAACGAAAAATATAGTAGGCAGGTTTGGAAACCATTTGTATTCTGGCGCTATTACAAAATCACCGATTTTCGGTATTTGTGCGCTTACCATTTGCACCACGTCTTCAAACATGGCCTGGAATATACGCCCGTGTGTATTCCACCTGTGGTCATGCACGGCAGAATGGCGCGTGGGCGGCTCTTCCTTGCGGAAGAGGTTTGTGACCTTGCGGAGCAGGCTTACCTTGGGTGGTTTGTACAAAACGCTAACGATCTCCACGGGTCGCCTCCCCATCCATCTTCTTCTCCCACCTTTCGGCGCAGTCCGGACACAACGGCCCACCAGGATGCCTGACGTAGTATAGGTGCTCACTACAAAAATACTCATCACAGTAGTCGTCACCGTCGCCGTGCATCCCGCCGCATGCGTTGTCCAGGCCTCGGTGTATGGGCTTGCCGCATCCCGGGTAGTCACACGTCCCGGGGTGGTTGTACCCGATTGGCCTGCCTCGGCTGTCTTCTCCGCAGTTTCCCCATCCCATGCCATCCTCCTTTGTCCTCGCCTCATCCCGCCCCAGGACATTCCCGGGGCGAGGGAGGGGAGGGCGCTACCGCAAATCGTCGCGCAGGGCCGAAGCGGCGGCCGCCAGGGCGAAATATTTCGCCTTGTCGCCGGGGTTGTCGGCCCGCTCGTGGGCGTTCAGGGCCTTCGACTCGATGTCGCGGATTTCTTCCTGGGACATGATGTGACTCCTTGGTTGAGGTTGGGGGCGCTACCGCTGCCCGCAAAACGGACATTCCTTGAACCGATGCGCGGTCTTGCAGTGCTTGCAGGCGTGCGCCCTGGACTTGCCGCCTTTCGGCCCCATCTTGACGGCGTTGATGCGCGCGAAGTCCTTTTGCTTCCTGGGCTTGGCTGGCTTGCTCATGGATCACGCCGCCCGCTTGGTCCCGTTGGCGGCGAAACGGATCTTCGTCGCGTCCGGACCTTTGCCCACGGTGATTTCGCTGACGCCCTTCGCGCGCAGCGTCTCCTCCAGGACCTTCCCGGCGATGCCGAAGGCCTCTTCCATGGGGTCCGGGGTGGGTTCGACCATTTTGAGCTGGAACGCCTGGGCGCACTCGCGCTGCGTGATGACCGTGCCGTCCGTGGCCAGATGCAGGCGGCCGCCGGTTGCCTGGGCAGGGACTTCGGCCGCGACCTCGGCGCAGATGACCATGGCGTCGTAGTCCGCCTGATCCTCGGTGCAGGCCAGTTTGACCTTGACGTTGCCCTTGTATTTGTTGCCCCGGCGCGACTTGAGGTCGTAGGCCACGGTTTGCAGGGCCTGGGCGATGGCCGCCACGGTTTCGCCCTTGTCGATGTCGAGCAGGACCAGGATGTCCCGGGCTTTGCAGGACAGGTCCGGCGGCAGATTGGCGCGCTTGAGTTCATCCAGCAGTTCGCCAAGCTCCCCGGCGTAGTCCATGACCTCGGCCTCGAGTTCGGAAACCCGTGCTTTCATGGCGTCCATGGCCCGGGAGGCGTCGGCGCGGTCCATGACGGACTCGACCAACGCGGACGTGGCCACTTCGGCCTCAAAGGGGGGCGTGGCGTACACGCCAGCGGCGAAGCTGGCCAGGGGTTGGGCCGGAGACGCAGGCGCGATGCGGGCCGTCTGCGTGGGTTTGGGCGCCGTCTGGACGTTGCCCTTGACGGCGGTCGTAGGCCTGGCTTTCGTGGCCCTGGTGATGGCGTGCAGGGGCGGGGCCTGCGGCGCGGGACTCGGTTCGGTGTTCAGCATGGTTTTTCCTCCTGGATTTTTGTCTTCCTTCCCGGCCAGGAGGTTCCCGGCCGGTTGGAAGGCAGGGGCTACTGCCCCAGGGCTTCTTTGCCCGGTTGAAGGACCGTGATCTTCAAGGCCCGCTTGGCCGGAACCTGGACTGGCTCCCCGGTGCGCGGATTTCGCCCGGCGCGGGCCTTGCGCTCGATGACCTTGATCCTGGCGAGGCCGAACAGGTTGATCTCTTCGCCGCCACGGATGGCGTCGCTAAAGATTCGGCCCAGGGCGTCGTAAACATCGAACGACGCCGGGACGGTCATCCCGGTCTTGGCGCGCAACTCATTGGCGATTCCCGCTTTGGTATTGACGTTCATCCTTCCCCCTATCTCCCGGACCTCAAGGCCCGGAGGTTGATGTTCTCCCGGTAAAAGCCCGGGCAGTGGCCTAAGTGAATTTTCCCGCACACCGGGCACCGATACGGCTTCTGCCCCCATGTCATTTCCGCTGGCAGGCTGTTCAGGCACTTCCAGGCCCCCTCGATGGTCTGGAAGGTCCGCTTGCGGCCGCACTTACGCCGCTTGTGACGTTTGCTGGCCATGGGCTTCCCTCCGTTTGGCCTCGGCCTCTGCCCGGGCCTTGTCGAAGATCCTTGCGATGCGCACGGCGGCTTGGTCGATTGTGATGGGGCGGCGCTTCATAGCCATGCCTCGGCCACGAACCGGGACACCGGGGACTCGTACAGGCGCATCTGGCCGTCATGGCCCGGCTTTTCGGACCGCTCCGGACGCACCGCCATAAGCAGCACGTCCCGCGCGCGGGTGATGGCCACATAGGCAAGCCGCCGTTCTTCCTCGATGTCTCCGGACCTCACGGCGCGTTCGCTCGGCAAAATGCCCTCGTTGCATCCGGCCAGGATCACGCACGGCCATTCCAGGCCCTTGGCGCCATGGATGGTGGCCAGGGTGACGACGCCGGGGCCTTCGGAGTCAGAGGGGGGGATTTCGTCCTGCACGTCGTAGGTGGAGAGCCAGTCCAGGTAGGCGGACACGGATTCGTGGCCCATCGGCGCGCCCTGACTCCATTCTTCAATGAAGACGAAAGCCGGGTGCGGCGGATTATCCTGGCCGGAACAAAGAAGATCGTCGAGCGTCGCGGCCACGTCGAAGGCGTCGGCGTCCGGACCATCTATCCCGGCAAAGAACAGGCTGTGCCGCCCATCGCCGGAGTTCGCCAACCACGCCTCCAGGTGGCCGATGTCCAGTTGCACGGCCAGGGCCCGGACGGCGGAATACTCCTCGGGCGAAAGCCCGATGGCGTCCTTGATGAGCATGAAGGCGAAATTGTCCCTGGGGTTCACGACCAGCTTGAGGAAGGCATGGAACCGCCGGAACTCTTCGGAGTTGGTCAGGGCGGCCTTGCGCCCCACGTAGAGGTACGGCACTCCCAAAGCGTCCAGTTCGTCGGCCACGCGCCCGAGCAGGGCATGCTTGCGGGCCAGGACGGCGATGTCGCGGGGAGCACTTCCTTCTGCGATGGTCAGGCCGACACATTGGGCGGTACGGGCGCTATCCATCCCGGGAGCACGGCCAATCCGCGTGGACGCCTTCCGGCACGCCTGCATCGTCACCGGAAGCCGCATCAGGTTGTGCTCGATCAGCCTGTTTGCCGATTCGACGATGCCGACACCGGAGCGGTAATTCCGCTCCAGCCTCAAAACATGGAAGGTGTCAGCATTCTCAAGGAGGTATTCCGGAGCGGCCCCACGCCATTGATAGATGGCCTGACTGGTATCTCCGACCGCAAACAGCGTGGCCGGAAGGTCGCGGGCCATGGACTCCAGGAGGCCCCATTGCAGCCGGTCCAGGTCCTGCACTTCGTCCACCAGGACGTGCCGCCAGCCGAGGTATTGCTTGACCAGGGGCAGAAGCAGCATGAAGCCGGTCAATATGCCGCCGTAGGTCAGGGCGTTATTCTCGCGGCAACGGCCCATGAAGGCGTTGAACAGGTTGAAGGCCGGATCAAATTCGGCCGGTTCGATGCCCGTGGCGTAGAAGTCCGAAAAGGCCTTATCCACGGCCTTTTTCGGGGTCTTCCAGGTCTTTCCCTTGAGGGCACCGACCTCCGTGGCCACCGTGCGCAGCAGGAAATCCTCTTCCCACTCCGAATAGACGGTGATCTGCCCGGGGCGCAGACCGATCAACTCCCCGAACCGCTGGAGCTGATGCAGGGCCAGGGCGTGCATGGTGCCCATGGTCACCCGGTAGGCGGCGCTGCCGATGCGGGCCACGAGGCGCTCCCGCATCTCGCCAGCGGCTTTCCGGGTGAAGGTGACGGCCACGATTTCGGACGGCGAGGCGTGGCATTGCTCGATCAGGGAGGCGATCCGTTCCGTGAGCACGCGGGTCTTCCCGGAACCGGCCCCGGCCAGGACCAGGGCGCGCCGGGCGTCCGTGGTCACGGCGGCAAGCTGGTCCGGGTCCAGGCTTGGGCGGGTCGGGCACGAGGGATTAAGCGTTTCCATGGTCAACCCCCATCTCCACCACGTCCCAGCCCTCGGGAACAACGGACGGCACATGACAGGTGTTGACGATCAGCGCCGCCCCGGGGTTGGTGGCAGCGATGTGTCCCAGAGCCCCGGCCAGCCGGGCTTGATCCAGTTCGGCCGCCTCCAGGATCAAGAGCCTGTGCGGGGCCGCGCCAAGCAGGGCATGGGCCAGGGCCGCCTCAAAAAGCACCTTTTCCCCGCCGGAGAGCCCGGCATGGGGCGTGACCCGGCCTTCCAGTTCCCATGCCAGGGTGACGCCGCCGTCTTCTTCGATGCGCAGAACGGCTTTCCCGTCCGGCAGGATGGCGCCCATGGTTTCCGCCAGCTTGGCGCACGATCCGGCCACGGCCCAGTCCTTCTTCTTCCGCAGTTCCTCAAGGGCCTCTTTGGCCTCGCGTCCGGCTTTCGCGGCGGCTTCGGCGTTGACCCGCTGGGTTTCGGCGGTTTCGTCCATCCCCTTGGCCTTTTGGAACAAGGCGAGTTCCCCGCGCAGGGTGCGCAGGCGCTCATCCATGCCCTTGGTCTGGGCTTCCATGATGTCGGTGTCAGCGATCATGCCGCGACCTCCCGGGGCTGGCCCTGGCGGGCCTTGGCCAGTTCGGATTTGATGACCATGCGCGCCGCGCAGACCTCGCACCCGGCCCGGGCCATGGCGGCAAGGATGCGCTCAAGGATGGCCGCCACGTCGGGGGCGTCGGAAGCGGAGGGGGCGGGCTTGGCGTAGGATTCGAGCGGCGGCGGAGGCGCTATGGTCGAACGGGCCTGCCCCCGCCATGCGTCGGGCGACTCGGCGGCCGGGGCCGCTTGCTGCGGCGTAGGCGCCATGGATCCTTGCTGTGCAGCCTGCCGCTTCGCGGCCTCGGCCTGTTCGTCGGCCCTGGCCGCTTCGATCCTGGCGGCGTGCAGGTCTTCCCTTGCCTGCTTCAGTTCCGCTTCGACCGTCGCGACTTCGGCGGCCTTGTCGGCCAGGGTTCCGGCGGGCAGTTCAAGGCGGGCCTTCTGCGCCTGGATGGCCGAAATGACGGACAGGGCCTCGCGCTCCTTGCGTTCGGCCTCGTTCGCCCTGGCCGTGGCCGCAGCGATCTTTTCCCCGATGTTCTTCACGTCGCCGTCCGGCGGGAAGAGGCGGAAGAGCTCGTCCACTTTCCGCTGGTCCGACAGGGCCAGGAAGACAGACAGGTCCACCACACCCACCCCGGCAAGCTCCCTGGCGAAATCGGCGGGCTTGGCCTTGGTGCCGCCTACGAAAAGCTCCTGCGAAACGGCGCCGCTTTTCGAGCGCGTGAAGCGGCGTTCGAGCTTCATGCCCCCGTCCAGGGTGATGCCGACGCGCATGTCTCTCCCCTTGCCGTCAAAGAATGCGTCCATGATGTCGGGGTTTCTTTTACCCGCGCCCGGCACGTAGCCGAGCACGGCGAGTTGCAGGGCCTGGGAACGGCTGGACTTGCCCGCGCCGTTCGGGCCGACCACGATGGCCCGCGCCCCCAAGGGGGCCGTGAATGTGGCCCCCTTGAAGTTGTGCGCATGGACGGCGGAAATCACGACTCGCCCCGGTCCACGCGGGCGCTGATCGAATGGTAGAGGGCGCGGGCCTGCGCCGGGGTCACGGCAGCCTCGGGGCGGATGCCCATTTCAATCCGGGACACGCGGTCCAGGTCAGGGAACATCTCCTTGGTGCTCTCGTAGTTGGTCAAGTCCTTGCGGTCTTCGGCAGAGAGCGGGGCGGCCGTGGGCGCCGGGCCGGTCATGTCCTCGGGTTCGGGTTCCGGCTCCGGGGCCTCCGGCTGTCCGTATGTGCCGGTTTCACCAGGGGCCATGTCGATGGTGGCGGCCATGGGTTCGGGCGGCGCGGTTTCTTCGTCTTCGGCCGCGATGCCCGCCATGTCGTCGTCCATGCGCTCGACGCCCTTGCGCACGTCGATGGTCATGCCCGGGGCCTGCCCCTGCGGGAGCGCGAAGTTTTGGCCCTCGGAAAGGGACTTCACCCGGTCCTGGACGCTGGCGTAAACGCTGGTGTCCCATTTCATGAGGCTGCCGTTGGTGGGCCGCCAGCAAATGACGGCCAAGTCCCACCGGGCGCCAGGGGCCTTTTGCAGGCCGGAGAGGTGTTTGCATGCGTTGCGGCGGGCGAAGGTCTGGGCAAAATCCAGAGCCTTCTTTTCGCGGTTCAGGATTTCGCCGTACCACTTCAGGGCTTCGTCGTGCTCCGAGTTGACCCACAGGACCATGGTTTCGTCGAACGGATATTTGCCCCACGTTCCGTCCCCTTTCGGCTTGTCCATCTCGGCCGGAAGCAGCTTGAACGCCTGCGGGGTCTTCTTGGCCTTGGCCACGAGGTCGATGAGCCTATAACTTGGCACGTCATAGGCCGTGGTCCAGTCCGCCACCATGGGCAGTCCCTTCGAGGAAAACCGAAAGGCGATGGCCCGGGCGTAGATGTTCAGGATGCGGCGATTGTTGGGGTCGCGGATCACGTGCGGGTTGGTCTGCTCGATGCCGTCCACGATCACGGAGCGGGGGAAGATCACGCACGTGCCCGCTGCCTCGGCCCACATCTCATAGCCCTGGGCGGAAACCACGAAGGGGCCGTTGAAAACGGGCTGCACCAGCCCGCCGTTTTCGACGGTCAGGGTCAACCGTTGTTTGAAAGCCTTGATCTGCCCGTCCTGGCTGCGCAGGGCAAAGGCTTCATCCTCGGCCAGGGCCAGCACGCTGTGCTTGTGAATCCCGGCGAGGTAAGAGGAAAGGGCCTTGCCTTCCTCGGGCATGGTGGCCAAAACCTTATCCAGGGCGGTCTTCGCCTGGTCCTGTAGCGATTCGTAGGACATGATCCCTCCTTGTTGACTCCACAGCCCGGCGGGCTTAGGGGTCAGTTTGTGGTTTGTTTTTGCTCCCCGCAGGAGCTTGTTGCCGCCCCGGTGTTCGCGCACCGGGGCTTTTCAATCCGGATTCCGAGTTTCTCCGCCAGAACAGCGTTTTCCAGCTTGTTCAGGTCATCCATGAGCCGGGCAAATCGCCTGTCTGCACGGCCGTTGATGGTCCTCACGCCCTCACCCTCCCTCCCTCCACGGGACTGATGTCGATGACCGGGAACGGGGCCGGGATGTCCAAATCCATGGTCAGGCGGTAATGCCGCCCCGGCATGGGGTCGATTCCGCCGTGGTCCTCCCGGTATTCGTCTACCCATTCGTCCAAGGCTTCGCGCGCCTCTTCCCTGGTGCCGTAGGCCATGATCTGATCCCACCCGGTATTGGTGGGGTTGCGCTCCCAGATGGCGTATGCTTCCATGGCTATTTCCCCACGCTCGGATCGTTGATGGCCGCCACCAGAATCAGGGCCGCGACCATGAGGCACATCAGGATGATGTCTTTGGTTGCCTGCTTCCAATCGGAAGAGGTCATGGGTTCGTCGTCGCGGTAGCACATGGCCCGGCTCCTTTTGAGGCCCCCAAGTAGGCACTTAGGGGCCTCCTGATGTTGCACCACCACGGCCAATCCGCGGGGCGTCTCACATGCCGCGTCTTTTCGTGCCGCTACGGCGCGCGGGTGGTGAGATATTCTGTCGAGCCTGGGGCGCGGGGGCGGGCTGGCGCTGGATTTGAACCAGCCGCAATCGATCCCCCCAGCGTGGAGTCACGGGCCACCGATTCCCCGGATTCGAACCGGGCTGTGTGCGTCCTTGCCGCCCCCTCGTTCCAAGCTCGACGTTCAATGATCTGATGGAGGGGAAGGGATTCGAACCCTTGCACCCTGGGGGCCGCCACCCCCGTCGGGTGTCCTCGCGTCACCACCACGGCGGTGGTATCGGCAACGCGGAGATGCCATTGGCCTGCCTCGGCCACCCCTCCAAATTCAATGATCCGCACTTCCGAAATCTTCCCGCCTTCCGCGTCCCTGGCCCCTTCATTGTTCCGGCTGTGCCGTGGATGTTCACCCTCGCGGGGCTTATCCTCCGGGTCCGTATGGTTCGCTTCCGGCTCTTGCCGCCTTAGCCCCTACTTGCGCCCGTAAGCGCGGTGTTCGGGGTTGCTGCGGCTTTTCAATGATCCGGCCCGGGCGGGCCGTGTTCGTCGTTGATCCAAGAATATATCTTTTTGATTTATCATGCAAGCCAAAAAGTAAATCTTTTTGATCGCGCGGTGAGCACAAAAAAACCGCCTTTCGGCGGCGGGTGGAGGGGCGCGAGGTGCGCCCTGGCGGGAGGGCAAGAAAAAGGCCCGCCGAAGCGGGCCGTTCATTAAGGGGTCGTTGGCGGTGGCTGCTTGTCTGTAATCTTTTTTATTTCCGACCACTGCCTTTCTGACTCTTTAGTCATCTGCTGCCACTGCGTGTCTATTGACCTTCGCATTTCTTCTCTTGAATCACTCAGGGAACCATAAAATAAAGACAATGCAGCGATGATTATCCCTGCCAGCGCCACAATCCCTGCCCCCGTAGCGGCCCAAACTTGTCGTCGCGTTGCCTTGTTGTCGTCTATAACTTTTGAGGAATCTTTTCTCATTTCAGAAATATCCTCGCGCATCTGACGCACACCATTGTCAATGTGGTCAAATTTTGCTTCAAGATATTTCTCAAAAAAATCCATATATTCCTCGTTTGCATGAAACTTAATTGGACTATGAATACTATCCTCGCCAGTGTCAAGGGAGGCATTGGAAATAATTGACCCAAGTATTTCCTTGACTTTTTCAGGGGACATCGTGGCCGACGAGTCCATTGCCTCGCCGGTAACACGCGGGGGGCTAGCTTTACTACTAGGACGCCCCGCCGCCGCGCTTTCCGTTTGTTCGGCGGCAGTTTTTTTTAATGGGGTAATATTTTTCATTTTAAGTATTTATTTAGAGTGCTACACAATTTATGTTCCAAAAATTCATTTGCAAATTCCATCGTGGTTTTGAATGTATCCGGCGCAATCCCATCAGTTTGGTTTTTGTTGTTGATATCTACCGTTATTATAATTGTCTTATCTTGAAAGGCCGGTGATTCTCCGTCCTTATTTCCTATAATAGATAGATGTACGTTGTGCTGCCCATCTATAATGACACCCTTCGTCTCGAACGACAATAGAACCTCTTCCGATAAAAAAGATAACTTATGTGAAAGAAATTTTGCCGAATCTTCTTCTATCTTGGCCATGTATGTAACTATTTGGCCGAGAAGCTTAAAGTCTTCCAGTTTGACGCCTAGTTTTTCGGTATAAAGCTGATAGATATTTTTCGCAATAACGATGAAGTCTGAGCACGTTCTTGAGTTTTCTGTGTATTGTGCAAAATCTTTTGCGAGGAGGATGCTTCGACCCGTGCTTGATTCGGCTAAAACCCGTATGTCTTTATCCTGGTCTACCTGCCCGATTGAATCAAATTTTTTGGGGGCAACAATCCTTATGTTTCGATAAAAATCTTTAAATGTTTCATTTGGTATCTCGCTTAACAATGGTATGTTAAATTTAATTCCAAAAATTTTATTTACAAATTTAAGGTTTTCAGTGCTAAACATAATTATTCGCCTTGTATTGTTTTTATAATAACAATCTGTTTGGCTACTATGTTATTTCTTTAGTTACAGTCAATCAATCTCCCTGGCCGCCCAAATGACCCTGCCAATAATTTCAAAATCGTCTCCCTCCACAACGGGGGCCGGACGTGTCTGGTCCGCGTCGGAAACGATTGCGATTGCCCCCGCTGTCCCGGTGAGTCTTTTTACATACATCTGCCCGTTATGCCTGATGTAGTATATTTTCCCATCCGAAAACGAAGCCCGGGCCGGAGAAACGAGTACCAGGGATCCATCCGGAATGGTCGGGTGCATGCTGTCGCCAAAGGCTTTGACGCAGAACAAATCTCTGTCGCTCGACGCCTTTGAAATCAGCCAGTCGCGGCGAAATTGCAGGTGGTATTTGACCGTGCGCCCGGTCTCCATGGAACCGCCCCCCATGGATCCTGTGGCTTCGCGCAAAGGGACGCTGACGAACTCGCCGTATTCGCCCGACGCCTCGGCGACGACAACGGGAGACGGGATGGTTACGTCACCGGCCGCGTACTGGTAAAGGTTGCGCGCTTCCATCCCTAGAGCGGCAGCCACCTTGAGGGCGAAATTTCGGCTGATCGTTTTCCTGCCGCGCAGCGCCGCGTTGACATGCTCCTTCCGATAGCCCGTCAAATTGGCCAATTCCAATTGGGTAATCCCGCGCTCATCCATGATGGACAGGCAGTTTCTCCGAAAAATGTCGTCCGACTTGTCTTCCATGGTTTTTTTCACCACTCGCCGCTGAAATTCGCAATAAGTCATTTTGACCTCGTTCGTTGACAGGGAAATCAAAAAGATTTACTGTGCGCACATGAAAGAAATCAAAAAGACTCAGCGGCAGGCGGCCCATGCCTTGGGGGTCTCTTATGTCTATCTCAACTCTGTCCTCTGCGGACGGCGACGCCCGTCCGCCGTTCTTGCCAGGAGAATTGAGGAAGAGATGTCCATCCCCAAGGAAACCTTGCGGCCAGATGTCTTCGCGCCCGCCCCCGCCCAGCCCCAGGAGGCCCAACCGTGACCGTCCTGGATTGCCGCACATGCTCCCATGCCCAGGAATGGGCACCGGGGCATTTCAACTGCCAAGTCGAGTTCCCGGCATGGGCCTTGGCCCGGCGTCGGCCCGTTCCGCATATCTGGGTTGAGGGCGGCCGTGTCCTGTTCGACCGCGCCGACTATGGGCCTTCCGAGATGACCCGCTGCGGGCTGCATCAGCCGCGGCATGAGGAACAGCCGTGACCAGCATTCTCACCTGTGTCGTCTGCGGCGGCCCGCCTCCCGGTGCGCGCATCGTCCATACGCTGTTCGTGTGCCGGGCCTGCCTGGAGAAGATCGAGGATTTTCCGGACGCGGCGGTCTGCTTCTGGTGCCGCGAGGATACGCAGGTCCACCATTTCCCCGGGGTTCGCGGGGCTGGCGGGCTTCCGACGTGCCGGGCCTGCCGGGACAGTTTCGTGAAGCTGGCCCGGGAACTTGAAACCACGAGGGTATGAACCATGACCACCACAGAACTCCTGCAGGAACTCCTCGCCGTGGCGAAGGGCATCCGCGCCGACCTCGCCGAGATCAGGCGAAGCACGCAAATGAGCGCCGGGGAGGCGACGGAACATTTCATCGGGGTCCAGCCGTCGCAGCCGTGGCCCAGGGCGAAGATGCAGGGCGAGGACAATCCCTCCGCGTGCGGGCTGTCCCGGTCTGATTTTGCCGAGCTTTGCCAGGACGTGAAGGACATCCATTTGGAACTCGTCGAGATCAGGCGCGGAGGGAGCCGGTAATGACCTCCATCACGATCAAACTGGACAGGGCGCTGCGGGAGGAACTGCGGGAGGCCCAAAACCACGCCTTTGGTGGAGAAGTGTCCCGCGCCCTTAGGGGGGCATTTCCGGAATATTTTAATCGTTACAATAAGTTGTCCTTGGCCCTGGACCTTTCCACGGTCACTTTTTCCCGGGACTAGCTTATGCGCCACGACCGCACCGGACGCATCTATCACGACCCCGTTTCCTGCCCGGCCCATGTCGTCGAGTCCGGAGACATGCACCGCTGCACGGTCTGCGGGGCCGAGACGAGGGCAGAAGGCCGGTTGCTCAAGACGTGGTTTGAATATCATGGCCTGTGTCCACTCCGGGCAGCGCAAGCTGGTACATCACGCCCCCTGGCCATCGCTCCAATACCATCCCGGAAGCCCGCGCAAGCATCGCTTCCAGGCTTGTGCCCGGCGGGGCATGGAACCGGCGCCAGAAAATTTCGGCGGCGCGAATCACGCGCATCGTGACCAGCAGGCACCCAGGCTCACGCTCGACGGTAACGGATAGGCTGTTGTCCATGGTGAGAGCGTAGGGGCTAAAATGGCCCCTTCAAAAGAAAAAATACCGGGGAAAGTTCCATGGAAGGCAAAGAAGATCGGGAAGAGCGCAAAAAGCATTTCAGGCTTTCGGCGCATATTCTCTACGACATTTTCCGCATCCGCAAGATCGTGAACCCCTACGAAGCCGAGGACGCAACGGGGATTCCGGCATCAACATGGAATAAATACATCTTGGGCGAGACTCCTTGCCCGCCGGAGGCGTTTGCGTTGCTCTATGCATCATTTCCGCCTGCCCGCCCGGCGCTTTATCGCATCATCTGCCCGGCTGGGTTTGCACTCATCAAGAGCGGCGAAGATCGCCCGGCGCTTACCGAGTTGCGGGCTTGCAGCACCATGACGGACATAGCGTCATCCCTTGGGAAGGTGGCTGACAAAATCAAGTCCGCGCTCGACGACGACGGGAGGCTTTCTCGGAAAGAACTCCTGGAAATCATGGAATCCACCGTGGGAGTGCATGAGGTCATCGTGGGGCTTTTACATGGAGCGGAGAACGCCATCACAGCGCAGGCACGGCGATGATCGGCCAGCAGATGCCCGCGTCCTTCGACACGGCCCGTGGACGTGAGCCGACGCTATGCCGGGCCGGGATCGCCGCAGAAAAAAACGGGCTCAAGCTGGCCACGGGCAGCCGGTTCCTGTGCCCACGCCTCGGACCGATGACGCGCGAGAAGTGTCTTGGGAATTTTCAGGCCGGGCATTCGGCCTGCACCACGGGCTTCGTCTGCGGGATTGGCAGACTTGAGGCCGAAAAGGAGGGATTGGACGTGGGCTACAACACAAAGAAAGGCGACTGCGCGTGCGGCACCAAGGATGTGCAACTCGACAAGCACGGACGGTGCTACAAATGCCAAGCTGCTATCCGGGAAGAGGCCCGCAGGCTTGCCAGGATGACGCCTGCCGCTTCCGAGGACGCTACGCCGCCCGTTGCCCCGAGCGAGGCCGCGCCGTCCATTCAGGCGGTGCAGGGCGGGTGTCCGGCGGACCTGCAGGACGATCCGGACCTGTCGGACGATCTGGATTTGCCGGACGCGGGCTATGCGCCGGGCGTGACGGCAGTGGTCGAGACGCTGCCGCCTGAGGGCCAGCTTGTCGGGGACGAAGATCCGGTGCCCGGGGACTGCCAGGGTTGGCCGGAAACGGCCGGCACGCTGGTCATCGACGGGATGGAGTTTGAGGTCATCCCTTCCGGTAAAAACGCCAGCATCGGGCGTCCTGTCGTTTCCTTCCGGTCTGCCGCCATCGCCTTTTCCGCCGACGCCGTGCGCAAGCATGGCCTGGACAAATACAGCCACGTCCGCATGCACAAGGCCCCTGGCGCGGTCTGCTTCGAGGTCATGGCCAAGCCCGGGGCGAATGCCCGCAAGCTGCACCGCCAACAAAAAGACGCGGCGTCCCTCGCCTGCACGATCCACAATCTCAAGGACATTTTCCCGGGGCTGACCGGGAGGCGGTTTGATCTGGAGGCAACGGGTCGGCCGGGCTTCTTTCTGGCGAGGGTGGGATGATGCTGGATCTGTTCGGCGGACAATACGGCGGCCCGGGCCATGGCGACGAGCTCATCATCGATTCGTTCGCCGGGGGCGGCGGGGCGTCAACGGGGATCAAGTCCGCTCTCGGGCGCGATCCGGATGTGGCGCTCAACCATGACCCCATCGCCCTGGCCATCCACCGGGCCAACCACCCCGGCAGTCGCCACTACTGCCAGGACATCTTTTCCGTCGAGCCGAACCACGTCACGAACGGCCGCCCGGTGGGGTTGTTGTGGGCCAGTCCGGACTGCACTCATTTTTCCAAGGCCAAGGGCGGCGCGCCGAAGCGGGATGCAAAAATCCGCGACCTCGCGTGGGCCGTCGTGAAGTGGGCCAAGCAGGCCCGGCCCCGGGTCATCATCTTGGAAAACGTGGAGGAATTCGCCACCTGGGGACCGCTCACCGACCGGGGCGAGATCATCAAGGGCCGGGCGGGCGAGACGTTCCGGGCTTGGCTGCGGCAGTTGCGACGCCTCGGATACCGGGTTGAGTACCGGGAGCTTCGGGCCTGTGACTACGGGGCCCCGACGATCCGCAAGCGGTTTTTCCTCATCGCCCGTTGCGACGGTCAGCCCATCGTCTGGCCGAAGCCGACCCCTCGGCCGGAAGCCGTGAACGAGGACGGGGTTGTCACGAAATGGGCGACAGGTCACGGCCTCACGTTGAAAGATTTGCAGCGGCTTCCTTCGTACCGCACGGCGGCGGACATCATTGACTGGTCCATCCCGTGCCCGTCGATCTTCGAGCGCAAGCGGCCGTTGGCTGAAAATACCCTGCGCCGCATTGCCGAGGGCATCAGGCGGTACGTCATCAATGCGGCCGAACCGTTCATCGTGACCTACTACGGGCCGAAGCGGGTCGGGGATTTTCGGGGCAACGGCATCGAGGAGATGCTTGGGACGCAAACCACGGAAAACCGGCACGCCCTGGTGACGCCGTACATCGTCAAGCCGAACCACGCATACCCGCATTTTCGGGGGAACTCGGTTGATGAGCCGCTGCGCACCGTGACCGCGAGCGAACCGGGCTTTGCCCTTGCGGCTCCGGTTTTGGTTGGGGCGGGAGGCCCGGTCTACGGGGGAAAACCCCACCCGGTAGATCGGCCCATGAACACGCTCATGACCGAAAATCACCACGCCCTGGTGTCCGCCTTCCTGGCCCAGCACAACGGCGGCCCTCGCAACGACCGGTTGGCCGGGCGCCCTGCGGATGCGCCCATGTCCACGATCACGGCCACGGGCAGCCAGCAAGGCCTTGTGGCGGTCCATGTGCAACGCGATTTCGGCAACAGCGTCGGGCACCCGGCGTCCTCCCCATGCGGGACGGTGACATCCGGGGGTGGCGGCAAGTCCAGCTTGGTCGCTTCGCACCTGGTCAAGTTGCGCGGCACATGCCGACACGGCCAGGCCGCAACCGACCCCATGCCCACGGTCACGGCCGGGGGGATGCACATCGGCGAGGTGCGGGCGTTTCTGGTTAAGTATTTCGGGTGCGGCATCGGGCAGGATGCGCGCGATCCGCTCCATACGGTCACGACCAAGGACCGCTTTGGCCTCGTGACCGTCCAGGGCGAGGACTACATCATCGCGGACATCGGCCTGCGCATGCTCACGCCCCGGGAGCTGTTTTTGGCCCAAGGATTCCCGCCGGATTACGTCATCGATCCCGTCTACAACGGCAAGCCGCTCCCGAAGTCCAAGCAGGTCAGGGCATGCGGAAACTCTGTGTGCCCGCCGCTGGCGGAGGCCCTGGTGCGCGCGAACTGCCACGACATGGCGGAGGTTGCGCCGTGACCACAATCCACCACGGCGACGCCTTGTCCGTCCTACGGACACTGCCGGCCGAATCCGTCCAGTGCGTCGTGACCAGTCCCCCTTACTGGGGGCTTAGGGATTACGGCGTGGACGGGCAGTTGGGCCTGGAGTCCATGCCGGACTGCCACGCCCGGGCCACGGGGCAGCCCTGCGGCAGGTGCTACGTGTGCCGGATGCTGGACGTGTTTCGCGAGGTCCGGCGCGTGTTGCGGCGGGACGGCACGGCCTGGATCAATATGGGGGACAGCTATTCGGTGGGCACCAACGACAGCAAGTCGTTTAGACGCGACAAGATTCAATCCGTGCCGCCGTATCGGAAGGCCTTGGGTCTCCCAGCTAAAAATTTGATCGGGATGCCCTGGCGACTGGCCTTGGCCATGCAGGCCGACGGCTGGATTTTGCGCAGCGACATCATCTGGCACAAGCCCACGGCCATGCCCGAGGCGGTTAAGGACCGGCCAACGACGGCGCACGAGCATTTGTTTCTACTCTCACGCTCGGCATCCTACCACTACGATGCTGCCGCTATCCAGGAACCGGTGACGGGCGGAGCGCAGTCTCGCGGCAACGGACTCCATAAAAAAGTCCAGAAAGTCCCCGGCGGTTGGGACACTGCGCCGGGAGCGCACGGCACGGTCCACCGCGAGGGCCGAAGCGCCCCGGAATACCGGCCGCGTCAAAACGCATCCTTTTCTGCGGCCGTTTGCGGGCTGGTGGAGACGCGCAACCGGCGCACGGTCTGGACGATCCCGGCCGCTAGGTTTTCGGAAGCCCATTTCGCCACATTTCCTTCGGACTTGGTCACTCCCTGCATCCTGGCCGGGTGCCCGGCGGGCGGCGTGGTGCTGGACCCGTTTTGCGGCAGCGGCACCACGGGTCTGGTGGCCCGGCAGCTCGGCCGGGAGTTTGTCGGCATCGAACTGAACCCGGACTACGTCCGTATGGCCGCGGCCCGCATCGAGCGCGAGACGGGTTTGCTTGGCCCGGTGCGGGTTGTAGCGGAAAAGCAGGAGGCGACGGCATGAGACGGCAGGGTAGACAACAACGCCGGGGGAGCGCCGGGCGCTACCGGGTGGAGAAAAACCCCATCCTGCGCCTTTTGGCGCGGATGATGGAGTGGTGCAGGGGGAGATGATGAGCGAAACAGGGGCCAAGCAAGCAGAAATGCTTGAACAGTTTTTCGGAGACTATGACGTGCCGCAAGAGCCATTTCAGAAGGCGCTTACCGTATCTACTCCGATACGACAGGTATACGCCAAGTGGCTGACTTGCGCGTCCAGGTTTTACGAAGAAATCATAGGCGCAAATCAGTGGGTTGTGTGGTGGACCGATATGGACACGCCGCTATATGAAGAAATTTCAGCAGAGGACTTTTCTTCCCGGTTCGTTCTTGAGTCGCAAGCCCCGCCATCCATGAAACACGTGTATGACGCCATGCCGACTTATGAACAATGGTGCGACATGCACAATACGGATGAAGAGTCTCCGCAATGAGTGATTCCGACGCCGAACGCATTTCCCGCCTTGAGCGGCAAATAACCGACCTTCAGGACCGGAACACCGAACTCGTGGAGCGGCGCCGTGAACTCAAGCGGCAGCTTCACGGGCCGAGCGAAATCTACGAGGCCGCCATTGCAGTCTTTGGGGCCGACGCGCAGCTTGAAATAGCCGTCGAAGAGTGCGGGGAGGTCATCGTGGCCATCAAGCACCATGGCCGCAAGCGCGTCTTGCCATCTATCGTCGCCGAAGAGATTGCCGACGCCATGATAGCCCTGGGGCAGGCACGGCTGATCGTCGGGACCGTGCTTGTGGATGCCTTCACAGAATCGAAGCTGCGGCGGCTACAGGCCAGGGTGAAGGAAGCTGGAGGGGGGAAGGCGAATGGCTAAGGCCCCGGCGTTTCAGTTCTACGCCAAGGACTGGCTCGACATGCGTGTCATGCGCATGAGTTTTGAGGCCCAGGGCGTCTACATCCGTCTCTTGGCCCACATCTGGGCCGACACGGACACGCAATTTTCCATCGAGAACAACTCAAAAATGCTCTCCAGAATGATCGGAATAAGTGAGAAAAAATTCAAAAAAATCTTCGCGGAGATTCAATGGCCGAATGACCCAATTTTCATTTTAGAGGGCGGGCTTCTGGTGTCGAAACGACTCCGAAAAGAGAAGGAAAAGCAAGTAAAAATAAGCATTAAGCGTTCTGCGGCCGCCCAAACTAGATGGGAGCCAGACGATGCAAATGCATATGCAAATGCAAAGCAAATGGAATGCAAACGGCATGCTCTTCAGTCTTCCTCTTCTTTTTCAGAGAAAGAAAAGAATAAAGAAACACCCCCCCCTCCCCCCTCGCGGGGGGTGACGCGACCGCCTGCGGCGGATCGCGAGTTTGACGAATTTTGGCAGGCGTACCCCAAGCGAAAGTCGAGAGGGCAGGCCAAGAAGACTTGGGACAAGCTTCGGCGCGAGAAAAGGCTACCGCCGCTTTCCACGATCCTACACGCCATAGCAGCCGCAAAGGCGGGCCATGATTGGCAAAAGGACGGCGGACAGTACATCCCGCACCCCTCGACCTGGCTTAACGACGAGGGTTGGGAGGACGAGCACACTTCGGCGCTGGTTGCTCAAGTCGCTCGTCAGGGATCTTTCCCTTTGACCCCACGGCAACAGCAAACAGAGCGACTCAGGGGAATGGCTATCGCCCTGAAAAACAGAGAGGCGAACGGAAATGGCGCAAATCACGCGGGAGGATGTGGCGGCGATGCTGATGCGCTTCTCGGTGTTCTACCGGGACCAGGATGTGAACGAGGAAACCCTGGCGATCCTCGTTGAGGACTACTTCGAGGATTTGAGCGGCATGGATGTCGGGACATTCCGGGCCGCAATCAGCGAGGCCAGGAAGGTCTGCCGGTTTTTCCCGAAAACCGTGGACCTGATCGAGGCGTCAAGGCGCGTGACGCCGACATACCGCGAGTTCCCGCCGCTTCCCGCCGGGGATGACGACGACGCCCGGCGGCGCGAGATAGGCAAGGCCTGGATCGCGAAAATCAGGGAATCGCTGTCCGGTTGGCAGTCGCCCGCCCAGAGGCCGAATTGAAGCCCTGCGACAAGATCCCCGGCATCCCCTGCGCTCACAACGGCCGTTGCTTCGGCGCCGTGATGTGGGACGGGAAGCGCGAAGAGGCGCAGCCGCTGGCCCAGGTCCAGGAGTGCAAACACGTCGAGGAATGCCGCGAATGGTGGCGGCGGGAGGGGAAAGATGGCCGGATCGCTCAATAAAGTCATCATCGGAAGGATTGGGAAGGCGTCCAATGCCTAGCGCAAAGGTCGAAGTGATATGCCCAGAGTGCGGCGGCTCGTTTATGCGTCGGCCATCAGACATTAAAAAAGCGGTTTCCAGGTCTGGTATATGGAGATGTCAACCTTGCGCGCTGTCGATGCGGAACAAGGCCAATCAGCAGCCGACAGGGGCAAGACGAAACAACTGCAAAGGTTATGTGGAAGTCAAGACTGAATATGGGTGGGTATTCGAACACCGGCTTGTTTACGAAAAGGCATCGGGCCGCAAGCTGCTTCCAACAGAAATTATCCACCATCTGAACGGCGACATTACAGACAACAGGATTGAAAACTTGGCCGTCATGCTGGCCGGGGCGCACACACAGCACCACAAGCGCGGGACCATCTTGAAGGCAGAGACCAAGGCAAAGCTCTCTGCGGCCAAGATAGGCAAACCAAGCCCGAAGAAACTAACGGCCGAACAAGTTTTGGCAATCAGGGACGCATACACAAAAGGCAAGGGTGGACGATCCGCCATAGCGGACGCCTACGGCATCACGCCGTCTATGGTGAGCCATATAACAACCAGAAGGGCCTGGAGGAACGTGTAATGGCCGGAAGCCTCAATAAGGTCATTTTGATTGGGAGGCTTGGTCAAGATCCACGTCTGCAATACCTCCCGAGCGGCCAACCCGTGGCAAATTTCAGTGTCGCCACAGATGAAAGTTACAAAGACAAGAGCGGCAACAAGATTGAGAAAACCGAGTGGCACAACGTGGCTGTGTTCGGCCGTTCAGCCGAGTTTTGCGGCCAATACCTGGGCAAGGGGCGGCTGGCCTACATCGAAGGGACATTGCGCACCAGGAAATGGCAGAAGGACGGCCAGGACCACTACACCACGGAAGTAACCGTGAGCGCCCCGGGGCATCGCGTGCAGGGCCTGGATAAGAATCCGGACTCCAACCAAAGCGCCGGGAACTCCGCTCAAAGCCGGGGCAACTCTGGACGGGGTTCGTCCGACGGGGACCAAGACACAGGCCCGGCGTTTCCCTCCGAAGCATCCGGCATGGACGACGTTCCCTTCTAGCAAGGAGCGGACAATATGAAATTCACGATATACACCCGTCCTGTTGGGCAGATGAGGGCCAGGGCAACAATCCGAGGCCGTCACGCCACGGTCTATAAGGCCGCGAAACAGGAGCAGAACGAGCAGACACTTGCCGCGTTGATGGTGGCGCATCGGCCATCAACGCCAATGGATGGGCCTGTATTGCTCTACGTCAACGCTGTTTTTGCATGCCCGGCCAGCAAGTCGAAGAAGTGGAGACAAGAGGCGCTGTGCGGGAGGATACGTCCCACAACAAAGCCTGACGCCGACAATTTGGCGAAGCATATCAAGGATGTCATGACGCAGTTGCAATTTTGGAACGACGACAAACAGGTTGTCGAATTGGCGGTGCGTAAGTGGTATGGTGTCCGAGATCATATCGCCATCGAAGTGCGCCCGGCCGATGTCGCCCCGCTCGGGCTGTACGAGGACGGGGAAGCAGCATGAAAGCCCTCGCCCTCGGCCTCCTGGTCATCACCGCTTACACCCCGGGCGAAGGCGGCGGCCACGGCATCGGCGCCATGGGCCACGAGGTGCGCCCGGGGCTGACCGCGGCTGTGAGCCGGGACCTGCGGCACCTCATGGGCCAGGAAATCCATGTGGAGGGCGTGGGTTGGGTTTTCGTCCAGGATACAACTGGCCCTGACGCCCGGCGTACCGTGGATCTGTGCGTCGAGGACGAAGCCACGGCCAGGGAGTGGGGAAGGCGAGAGCGCCATGTGATCATCCGGGATCAAAAAGGCGACAACTAGGAAAATATTTAACAATCTAAAAGTGTTGCGCATGTGATCAATGTGTACCAGCATGCGTTGAAACCAACCAACCGGGGAGATAGAAGAGATGACCAGAGAAGAGGCATTGAAAGAGGCATTGGAGATCGTGAAGGCCCAGGCCAGCGTCAGGGCGATGAGCGCCGAAGAGCTGACCGTCATGGTCGGGAACGTGGCCCGGGGCATCATGAGCCTGGACGGCCCGGGCCAGTCGGAAGAGGGCGGCGCCCAACCCCCCGCCGTGGACCCCGCGAAGGCTATTAAAGAAAGCTCCGTGACCTGTCTGGAGTGCGGCAGGGCCATGAAGATCATCACCAAGAAGCACCTGGCTTCCCACGGCCTGACTCCGGACGGCTATCGGTTTAAGTGGGGCATGAAGAAGGGCGTGGCCCTGGCCTGCAAGGCCCTGGTCCGGGAGCGCCGCAAGAAGATGAAGGACATGAAGCTGTGGGAGAAGCGGGGAGCCGCCAAGCCCGGCGCGTAGATGAATAACATCGTGCGCCTCGGATGGCCGGGGCGCTGGGGAGATGTGTAAATACAATGGATACGTCCAGGGAGCGACAAGCGATGGAAGATAAACGCATTTTGAATCCAGAGTTTCAAAACGAAAAGGACGACAACACACCTGTGCCATGCAAAAGGTGCGGATCGTCAGATATTGGGTTTTTTGGTGACGGACTTGGCGTCTGGTGCAAGTGCTTGGCTTGCGGAAGCACCGGGAAAAGAGGAACCACGAATATGGTGCGGGCTGGCGACGATGAACTATGGTGGACGGCCGCAGATGCCGCGCTTGTGTCTTGGGATGACGCCAACGAAAAGCAGGAATAGGCCAGCGATGCGCTGAAAGGGGGAACCATGCGCACCATCACCATGATCGTCACGGTTGTCGTTTTGTCCCTCCTAGCCTTCCCGGTCCGGGCCCGGCATCTGCATCCCGAGGCGTGGTATCAGGCCCGTTGGTGCGAGGCCCAGGGCGGGGAGATGGAGCACCGCTTGCCTGACATGGCCCGTGTGGACTGCCTGTTGCCCGACGTGGCCGTGGAGTTCGACTTCGGCCACAAATGGGCCGAAAGCGTCGGCCAAGCCCTGTACTACGCCACCATGACCGGCCGCCGCTGCGGGATCGTGCTGATCCTGGAGGATAACGGCCCGGTCTTTATGACGCGGCTCATGCGGACGATTGAGGGGCACAGGCTGGGCTGTCAGGTGTGGTTGATGGGCCGGGAGGGGGAAGAGCTTGGAACCGGCGAGATGACGCGCGGGGAGGAAAGGCCGTGAACCTCATCGCCATCATCATCCTGGCCCTATCCGCCTCCTGCGCCATGGCACACCCGGGAACCGGCGAGGTTCCGCGTAGCTACTCCACCGTCTACGACGCCCAGGGCCGCTACCAGGGCCGAATCCACGACGGCCGGGTTTTCGATGCGAAAGGCCAGTTCCGGGGGCGCCTCCAGGACGGGAAGGTCTTTGACTCCCGGGGCAATTTCATGGGCCGGATCAAGCAGGACCGGCCAGGGGGACAACAGGATGGAACTCGATAAGGCACCGGCCGGCACATCCGGCGTGGTCGCGGCCTACGATCTGGAGACGGCCGCGCAGGTCGCGGACTTCCTGCGCGTGTCCGACCGCACCTTGCGCCGGATGCTCCAGGAAGACGATCCGCCGCCTGTGCATCGGTACAGCGGCCGGGGCGTCATGCGCGCTCACCGGGCAGAGCTTGCGGCGTGGCGCGCGCGCAGGGAGCAGGGGCAGCGCAAGCAGTAGGCCAGGACGGCAAGGCGCGCCAGCCCTCGGGAGGCGTCGGGAGGCGGAAAGCTCTCGCGCGCGAGGGGGAGGGGGGGGGTAAAACCCTGCCGGGGTATAGTTGGCAACCGAGTGTGCTCATTCACACAGAGTTTCGGCCACATTTTCGTGAAAAAGTGCCCGCCTGATTTGTCCGCAAATGTCCGGATATGGCCGCAAATGTCCGGCCTGCATCTCTTGATTTCCCGGTAAGATGCTCTCCCAAAAGGGGCCGCCCGTCGTCATCACGAGGTCGCGGCGGCCCTCCCTTGGGAGGCCACATGTCCACGCCCGTCACGCCGGAATCAATCAAGCAGACCTTCCCTGTCGCCGTTTCCCTGGTCCAGGCCGAAGAGGGGTTCAGGGCCGAACCCTACAAGTGTTCCGAGGGATTTTGGACCATCGGCTATGGATACAATCTCCAGGCCCACGGCTACACCACGGCCGACTTCACCGGCTGGAGGTGGACGCGCGATCACGCCGAGGCAGTGCTTCTCGACGAAATGGTGGACGTTGTTTCCTCCCTGGACGCCCGCTACCCGCTGTGGCGGGAGCGACTGAGCGAGACGCGCGAGGCCGTGGTTATCTCGGCGGTTTACCAGATGGGGATAGCTGGGGCCTCGAAGTTCAAGGACACCATCGCCGCGATCCGCAGACAGGACTGGCCGGGCGCCGCAGCCTGCATGATGCGCAGCAAGTGGGCCTCGCAAGACGCCGAGCGCGTCTCGCGCAACTGCGAAATACTCATCACCGACACGATGCCCACGGAGGTGCGCGGTGCGAAAATCCTCCAGCCCTCACAGCCCTCGCCCCCGTCTCCCGATCCGTCGCCGGTTCAGGATGTGGATGCAGCACCGGCTGAACCCCATGCACCTGCAATGCCGACTCCTGGACCTAGGGTTGGACAAGCCCCGGGCGAAGCGGTGGGCCAAGAAATGGGAACGCCTGTACCGGAAGATGTTCCCGCAGGCCCTCCCACCGGCCTGACGCCCGCGACATTCGCCCTCTCCACGGCCTGGGACGCCGCAAAGCTGATTCTCTCCCGGGTCGGCAACGTCTCCGCGCTCATCGGCAAGTCTCCGGCCAGCTACGGCGCAGGCGGCATGCTGGCCATGCTGGTGGGCAAGGTGTCCATCGAAGGCAACATCAGGATTTTCGACCACACTTTTTACTACCAGGACGGCGACATCCTGGCCGCCTTGGCCGCCCTGGGCCTTGTCCTGTGGGGCGTGGCCGGGAAGGCCATCCGGGCGCAAATCGGCGAGATCAAGAAGGAGAATCCCCATGCGTAAGCTCATCGTCCTGGTGCTCGTGGCCTCCCTGGCCTGCGCCTCGTGCCTGCCGTCCGTGCTCACCGGAGGGTCCGGGCCTCCCACCCTGGGGCCTGACGCCCCGGCCGATTCCGAGACCATCGCCCCGCCCGAAGAGAAGTCCGGTTCCAAGATCAAATCCGGCGTGGCCTGGCTGTGGGCCTGCGTAGTCGCGCTGAAGGCGCGTGGCGTGGCCCACGATGCCCTGGCCGAGCTTCGGGCCACGATCATGGACATCGGCCGACTGGCCGCCGAGGGAAGCGCACAGGCCGCCCTGGCGCTTTTTGATCGTGCCCGCGATCTGGCCGCCAACCTCCGGGGAGGCGAATAGCCGTGGCTTCCTGCATCGTCTCCATCGACGGCGGGGGCATCAAGGGCTACCTCCCGGCGCTTGTCCTGGCCGGGATCGAATCGCAGGCCGGGAAGAAAGTCGGCGACATGGCCGGGGTCTTGGTCGGGACATCAACCGGTGCGATCCTGGCCCTCGGGCTTGCCGCCGGGATATCCGCCTCCGACATGGCCGAGTTCTACCGCCTCAAGGGTCCGGCGATCTTTCGCAAGCCCCTGGGCAAGCGCTTGACCTCGCTTTTCGGCCTTGCCGATGAGCAATACGGCAATGAGGGCTTGCGCCGGGGCCTGGATGAGATTTTCGGCGACCGCATGTTTTCGCAGCTTGGCCCATGCTGCATGGTCTGCGCCTATGATATCGAGGCGCGCAAAACCCGCTTCTTCGCCTCCTGGGAAGCCGAGCGTGATTCGTCCCGGGATTACCGGCTGGTCGATCTGGCCATGGCCTCAAGCGCAGCCCCCACCTATTTTGAGCCTGTCGAGATCGTCAGCGCCAGCGGCGACCGCATGTCCTGCATCGACGGCGGCGTCGCCGCCAACAACCCCGCCCTGGCCGCCCTGATCGAAGCCAAAAAGGCCGGGTGGAATCTCGACGGGACACGCCTTGTCTCCCTGGGAACGGGCCGCGAGGACCGGCCGTATCTGGCCACCAAGGCCCGGGGCTGGGGCCTGGCCAAGTGGGCGCGCCCACTGCTCGACGTGCTGTTTTCGGCCGCTTCCGAGGTCACGGACCATCAGTGCCGGGCGCTTTTGGGCGACAGGTACGCGCGGCTGCAACAGGACTTCACCGAACCCGTGGGGATGGATGACACGAGCGCCAGGGCTTTCACGGTCATGCGCATGTGCGCGGGCAAGATCCTTGAACGGCCGGAGGCGACCCACGCCTTGCGGCTTCTGGAGGGGGAATAGGCCATGACCCCGATGTCCCCCGAAACCCCGACACCGGAAAAGGTTGACTGGATCGTGCAGTGGCTTGACGCCGTTCCCGCTGTGGCCCTGGCCTGTATGGGCGGCGTGGTCCGCGCCCTGGTGGCCCGTCGAAAGAAAACCTGTCGCCCCATCGTCATCGTCATGGACTTGGCGGTTTCGGCGGTTGTGGCCGCCTTCGCCGGGGCCGTGACCTACTTCTTTCTCGACAGCGCGGACATCTCCCAAGGCGTCAAGGCCGGGCTGTGCGGCATGGCCGGATATTCCGGGACGGAACTCCTGCGGGTGTTCTCGCGGCGGATGCTGGTCGCGGCCGGGGACTGCGACGTTTAACGCCCACATGGCCGTGAAGGCGGCCGGGGGCTGATATTTGGTCGTCCGGGCGCCCCTCCACGCCCAAGGACGGCCTCTGCCGGGGGGAGAAGTCCCCCTGGCCAGATTTTGCCCGGCTACTGCGGCCACAGGAAAAGACGTGATGCCTCCACGTCCTGCCGGGCAAGAAACTTACGAGGCTGCCGAGGCATGGCGATGTGGCGAAAAGACCAAACGTAAACATCATCCTGCAGGACGCCATTTTCAAGGCGCAAGACCTGACCACACCGGAGAAGATCGTGGCCCTTTGCTTGGTCTGGCACAGAAACCAAAAAACCGGGCGGTGCGACCCGGGACAGGCCCGGATATGCCTGGAGACTGGCCTTAAAGAACGGGCCGTCCGGGACGCCATCCACGGTTTGACCGAAAAACAGGTCATCGTCACGACCAGGACGCAGAAAACGACGCGCTACGAATTTTGCGCGCGCAATGGTTCTCTTGATGGTTTACCGGCATCTGGCGCCGGTCCAGACCGGCGTTTAATGCCGGTCGGAAAGCCTCGCAAAAAGCCCCGCTATCCCAAGGTCAGGCGGGAAATCACGTCCAGGGCCGACGACGGGTGCGCGACGGACGAACACGAGCGGGTGAACGATATCGAGTTCATGGAGGCGGTGCGGCGGGACAGCCGGGAGAAACGAGAAAGAGCGGGGGGAAGCTGATGCCCATACTCATTGGAGAGGGAAGGATATTTATGGACGGTCAAGAAATAGACCACGGGATACGCAAAGCGATGGACGTCAACGGCAAAGAAACAACGATGCTTTGCGCCTGCGGGGACACTCATGGCTTTGCCTGTGGCGGCATCGTGAGAAAGGAGACGCTGGAGAAAGTTTTGCGCCTTCAGGTATGGCCGCACGCTGGACTGCCGTTCCCTTCCTTGCTCCCGGACATGGACATCGACTTTGGGAGAAACAGGGCCGTGATGGAGAAAGAAAGCCATGCGCTCATGGAAGAACTCAAGGCGATACGGGCCGAGGCTTTGCGGGCCTCCCGCCGCACGCCATACTTTCACCGCCCCAACACGAACCGCAACACGCGCCGCAGGATGATCCTGGCCGAAAAGCGGCGGGAAGAGATCAGGAGGGAAGGCTCGATATTTCGCGAGGGGGAGGCGGCAACCAGGGCCGATCATACAGGGTTTCTACGGGTGAGCTGCGCCCTCTGGCGTACACGATTTCCCGCACGAATTTGAACGTAAAACGAGGAGGTGATGACCAATGGCGATTCCGAACAGGAGAGGTGTGGCGAGGGTGACGGGACAGGCAGCCGCCAGAACGGGTGGCGCCCGTGGCGCGAACCTCGTTCGTGCGACGGCGAAGCGCAGCGGAGGCAGCCCCACGACCACGAGGGGCAAGAAGTTCCGCCGTTAAACCACAAACGCTTCGAGCTTGGCGTCAGGCCTCGCTTCCGGCCGGTAGAAATATGTGGTCGGCGGGAGGTCAACGCCAAGCCGGGGCGCAAGATCATGGCCCCAGAGGCGGCCGTTGCAATGCAGATCAAGCCAGCCAGCTTTTTTCAAAAACCGCTCGGCGAGGGAACCCGAAAGGGGAGTGGCCCTGGGGAACGCCTTGAGCAGCGCCTCGTAGTCCGCGAGGCATTCCGTTTCCGGGTCGCCTGTGGCCTCCAGGTCGGCCAAGGGATTCGGGGTCTTCACGGGGCGGCCTGCAAGCCTGGAATATTCCAGGCCCGGCACCTTCAGGCCCATCTTTTGAGCCACAAAGCCGCCGTTCAGGAACATATCCCCATGGGAAACGAGCTTGAGCGCCCCCAAGAAGTGGTCTTTTTGCGCCCGATCCTCAAACACGATTTCAAATCGGGAGGCATCGGAAAAATAGATGGACACCCAAAAAGACGGCTCGGTCATCGAGGCGTCCTTGTTGGCCATTTGCTTGGCCTGGGCATTCAGGCGCGAATAGCGGTCGGCCGTGGGCATGGCGTTCGCCGCAGCCTTTTTGGGCTGGGGCCTGGAGAACGTGAAGCGTTTTTGCGGCTCGGCCTTTGGCGCATCCATCGCGGCCAGGGACTCGGCCTTGGGCAGCGCCGCCATGGAGCCGTATCGCTCAATCGCCCGCTCCAGGCGAAAAATCTCCAGATCCATCATCGGGAAAAATTCCAGGCACCGGGCATAGTCCCTGGGGAAGTGCTTTTTGAGGCCCCACGCATACAGCAGATACAGGCCGTCGAACGTGCGGCCGAAGGCCTTGTACTCCGGGGAAAGTTTTACGTCGTTCGCCTTGAGGGCGCCGAGGATGTCGGGCTTTTTCCAGTCCCAAATCGGGTAGAAAACCCGGCGCCCATTGTTCCAGGCCCCGTGCTTCTTGATCGCCGATGCGCGCTGGATCGAGTCGGCCGCACGAACCCCGATGGCGGTCCAGGAGTTTTCCGGGATGCCGGCCGAAATTTCAGCCAACCGGCTCACATCGTCCCAATGAAACTGCGGCAGGGCGGCCGCGTGGAGCACCGGATATCTCTCCGGGGCCTGAAAAACCATCCCGTCCAACGCCATGTGCAGCACGGGCGAGGGCAGGCGAACGATCCGCGCGCCCATCTTTTTCTCGCAGTAGGCCAGGTATTCCTCAACCACCTCAAGCCCGGGCACCATATAGTAATAATACGGAACGATTTCAAAGTGTTCCCGAAGCGCAAAAAAGCATCCCCAAGCGTCCTTGCCTCCGGAAAACGAGAGCAGGCACTTCTTTGGGTCCGGGCTATTAGCCCGAACATGCTGGATTATTGCGTCTAACGATTGCATAGGCGGTATTTTTATATGGAAAAAGAAAAAAAGCAAGAAAAAAAGCCAAAGAAAAAGAAAAAAACTAAACGCACTAATCGCGGTAAGTACAGCCAGTCCAGGGTGATCAAGGCTATCGAAGGGACAGGTGGTATAATAACCGAGATTGCTACGAAGTTGGGTTGTCAACGTGCGACGGTTTATGCATACCTTGAAAAATTTCCCAAGGTTAAAAAAGCATACGACGACGAAAGGGACTCCGTAACAGATGTTGCCCGTGGAAACATTGTAGAAGCAATTTTTAACGGCGACCTTGAAGTCTCTATGTGGTGGGCGTCAAGGCGTGACCCTGACTTCACGACAAAGCAGCAAATCCAGGCTGATGTCAACAACACTGGCGGCGTGCTCATGGTTCCGGGCGTCGCCACGGATGCCGACGCATGGAGCAAGGCAGTCCAGGAGCAGCAAGCCGCCATATTGGGAAAGGCGGATGGCTAAGGTCACGTGGGCGCCGCAAGCCGGGTCGCAGACGCTCTTCCTGGCCTGCCCGATCTTTGAATGCCTGTACGAAGGCACGCGAGGCCCCGGCAAGACGGACGCCTTACTTATGGACTTCGCCCAGCACGTCGGCCAGGGGTTCGGCGCGGCGTGGAGAGGGATTTTGTTCCGCCGGGAGTACAAGGAACTTGCGGACGTTGTAACCAAGTCGAAGAAGTGGTTTCGCCAGATATTTTCCAAGGCAAGATTCCTTGAGAGCCAGTCTGATTACAAGTGGCGCTTTGCGGATGGCGAAGAACTGCTCTTTCGCACGGCGAAAGTAAAAGACGACTACTGGAACTACCACGGCCACGAATACCCCTGGATTGGGTGGGAAGAACTTACAAACTGGGCAAGTCCAGGGCTTTACGAAGATATGACTTCGGTTTGCCGGTCATCGCATCCCGGCGTCCCTCGCAAGTACAGGGCCACGGCCAACCCCTACGGGGCCGGGCATAACTGGGTAAAAGCCAGATTCATTGACCCTGCGCCGCGAGGGGTTGTTGTCCGGGATGAGCATGGGCGGCCGAGGGTGTGCATCCATGGTTCGATCTGCGAAAACAAGATCCTTCTAGCGGCGGACCCGGAATACATCAAAAACATTGAGGCCGTTACGGATGAGAACAAGCGTAAGGCGTGGCTTCACGGGGATTGGAACATCACGGCCGGAGGCGCGATTGACGACTTGTGGCGCAAATCCGTCCACGAGATTCCGCCGTTTGCGGTCCCAAAGTCCTGGCGCGTGGACAGGTCTTTCGATTGGGGTTCGAGTCATCCGTTTTCCGTGTGCTGGTGGGCCGAGTCGGATGGAACGGAGGCCACCTTGCGAGACGGAACGAGGAAGTCATGGCCCCGGGGAACCCTCTTCCTGGTTGCGGAGTATTACGGCTGGAACGGCAAGCCGAACGAGGGATGCCGGATGATCGCCACGGACATCGCCCGGAAGATCGTGGAGGCCGAAAAGGGGTTCTCGTTCAAGGTCGTCCCTGGCCCGGCGGATGGCGAAATTTTTGAGGCCCAAAATGGCGTCTGCATCGGCGACGACATGGCCCGGGTCGGGGTCCGGTGGGATCGAGCGGACAAGTCCTCCGGGAGCCGCGTGAATGGGCTTGAGCGGTTCCGGAAATATCTTTCGGACTCGTGCAAGACCCCCATGGAAGAGCCAGGTTTTTTCGCGTTCGATACATGTCGGCATTTTCTCCGCACGGTCCCGGTCCTGCCCCGCAGCGAAAAGAATTGGGACGACATCGACACTGACGCCGAAGACCACATTTACGACGCCACGCGATACCGGATTCTGGAGAAAACCCGCACCTTCAGTTCCCAGCAACAAACCGGGGGGTTCAGGAGATGACCACCATGGCCGAAATCAAAAAAGTCAACGTCGCCACGCCGCGCGCCGAGGTAGCGGCCTACAGGGATCGCGCCCGGGTCACCAAAGACCTCATGGGCGGGCTCTGTGTCATGCGCGCCGCCGGGGTCCGGTATCTGCCGAAGTACGACGGCGAGGACGACGCCAAATGGAAAGACCGCGTGCAGGGGGCCACGCTATTCAACGGCTACGAAAAGACCCTGGCATATCTGGCCGGGCAGGTGTTTTCGCGCGACGTGGCCATGGAGAAGGAAGGGGAGGCCAAGGGTACGGAGTTCGATGCCCTCATGGAAAACATCGACGGCGAGGGCAACAACATCACAACGTGGGCGAAGCGGTTTTTCCACGGGTGCCTCAATGACGGTTTCGGCCTGATCCTGGTCGATTCCGAGAGCGTGAACATGCGCCCCGGGCCGAACGGCACCAGGGAATACCTGTCCAAGGACGATGCCGGGATCGAGGCGTGGAAACCGCTCACGGCCGAGGCAAGCGCCGTCCTTGGCCTGCGGCCGAAGCTGGTCCGTGTGCTGGCCGAAAACGTCCTGGGCTGGCGCTACGAGGTCCAGGAGGGCAAGAAACGCCTGACGCTGCTGCGCATCCTGGAAACCTACACCGAACAGGGCGAGTGGGACGCCGGGGACAAGACGCGGCTTCAGGTGCGCGTGCTTCGGCCCGGCGGGTACGAGATTTGGCGCAAGCAGAACGAGGACAAAGACGAATGGGTCAAGAAAAAGGAGGGCGCCCTTCCTGGCGATGAAATTCCCGGGGCCTTCTACCGGCCCGGCAAACCGCTGGATGAAGTGACCTGCGCCCCGGCGCTTGAGGCCCTGGCCGACAAGAATATCGAGCATTGGCAGAAGCAGGCCGAACACAACCAGCTCATGACCTGGGTTCGCTCCCCGGGCATGTACGCGGCCGGGGCCGGGCCGGATGACAAGGTGCCGTGGGGGCCGGGCACCCTGACGAAGATTTCCGATCCGTCCGGAAGAATCCAGCCCATCGGCGTTGATGCGCCGTCCGTGGCGGCCTCTCGGCAGGAACTCGAGGATCTGAAGACCGAGATGGCCTTGTTCGGGCTGCAACTGCTTATGCCCCGCACGGGCGACGTGACGGCCACCGGGTCGGCCTTGTCGTCCGCTGAGTCCGATTCCACGCTAAAGGGGTGGGCACTGGAGCTCAAGGACGCGCTTGAACAGGCCATGGTATTCATGGGCGTGTTCATGGGCGGCCAAGTCCAGGCCCCGAGCTTGGTGGTGAACACGGAGTTCCGCCCGGCGCTCATGGACGATGCCGTGGCGCTTCAGGGCCTTTCCGATGACGTGAAAAGCGGCATCATCAGCCGGGAAACCTACCTCAAGGAGAAGAAGCGGCGCGGCATTTTCGCGGATGACTTCGACATCGGGAAGGAAAACGAGCGGATTACCAAGGAACAGCGGGCGGGGACATTTCAGGCGGCGGCTACGTCGGCTTTCGGCGGGATGGATCAGCCTCCGGCGGCGAATCCGGCAAATCAAGGTCAGGCAGCGTAATGGAGGCGTCCACCTTCGGGCCTTCGACGCCGGGCCTTCCGGCAAGTTCCGGATCGGTCTGCGCGACCTCGGATGGCATGTTCTCCATGACCATGAGCCGTCGCCCGAAGGCGGCTTGCGCCCGGCGGCGCGGCGTCATGTGCGTGGAAATGGGCGGCAGCTTGGCCCATTCGGCGTGTAGGCGGGCAATCTCTTCCGGGTCGGTGATCTTTCCTTCGGCCATGGAGGCGGCATAACACCATGGAAAGGGACTCGCAAGCACTCCTAGACCTGTACTTTCGCGCCCGGGCCATCGCGTTCCGGTATCGCCTTGACATCTTCGAGGCTTCGGCGCTTGAGCAAATCCTTGCCGCCTTCGACCAGGGCCGGGCCGAGGTCTTCCGCGAGTTCGCGGCCAAGTTCCAGGGCATGAGCGATTGGAAGGCCGAACGCCTGCAAGCCCTGCTTGAATCCATGGACGATATGACCCTAGCGCTGCGGCAAACCTTGTCCGGGCAGTATGTGGCCATGGCCGCCACAGCCGGGGGGCCTGCCCTGGCCGAGGCCGCCGCCATGCTCACCGTGGGCGGCCTGTCGCATGTGGCGGTCAACGCCGTGGACCTGACGCAAAGCCAGCTTCAGGCGTTTTTCCAGTCCACGCCCTTGAGCGGCAGGCGTATCGACAAATGGGTGGACGCCAGCTTTGACGCCACGGTGCAAGCCCAAATCCGGCAGGCCATCAACGTGGGCGTCATCAAGGGCGAGGGCTATCCGGGGCTGGTGAAGCGCGTGGAGCAGGGCTTCGGTATGGCCCGCAACGAGGCCGTGACCCTGACAAGAACCTTCGTGAGCGCGGCCAACAATGAGGCCCGGAACATGGTTTTCAAGGCCAACCCGGACGTGGTGAAGGGCTGGAAATGGTTGACCAGCGGCGACAACCTGGTTTGCCCCCGGTGTCTGGCCCTGCACGGCCGCCGGTTCGACGTGGGCAAGGGGCCGCCTATCCCTTTACATCCCCGGTGCCGCTGCAACCGTGGCCCGGCCACCATCACCATGCGTGAACTCGGCATCCCCATCGATGAGTTTCAGGGCGAAATGGACAGGTGGGTGGTGCGGGGCAAAAAAGGCGCGGACGGGGAGCTTGTCGTTCGCAACATCGACGCCGGAAACCGAAACGCCGTGGTGCGCGTCTCCCGGGCCACGGACGCCGATGCGTGGTTTCAAAGTTTGTCCGGTGCCGAGAAGCGGGCTACGACGCTTGGCCCTGGCCGGGTCAAGCTGCTCGAGGAAGGCAAGATCGGGGTGAAGGATCTTTTGCGAGAGGATTTCACGCAAAGGACGCTTGAAGAACTGCACAGGATTGCGGAGGGGAGATCATGAACCAAGGGGAACCACATGCCTGATTCCGGCGACTACGACGTCCCGGCCATGGACGCCGGGCGAGGGGTCGGGGCCGAGGCGCGGGCCTAGTCGTCAAGGAAGAGGTCTTTTGGGCGAAGATCAAGGGCGCGGGCGATTTTCCTCAATGTCTTTAGGGTGCAGCAATCAATGCCCTCTTCGCCGTTTCGACAGGCGCGAACAAGCGTCGTTCTCGCCAACCCGGTTTTTCTCTCCATGTCGGACAAGGACAGGCCTTTCACGGCCATGAAGTCGCGGACACGGCTTTGCATCGGTTCCAGGTGGATGATTTCCCCGGCCCGGTCAAGGCCGTTTTTATTATTCGTCGCGTGGAGCATGGAGCATAAAAAATCACGCCAGAGAGGAAAAATCAAGCTCGAAGTGGTTGACGGCAGATAAGCGGTAGTGTAAAAAGTCATGAACGGCCCGAGGTAGGGTGGAACCCAGGATATTCATGCGAGCCATTGGATGGATGAAACCCATATATGCCGTGCGAGCCACGGTTTCCCTTAATCACAGGCCCGTCGTGCGAGCCAGTTTTGAAGTGAACCCCGGGACCAGAATGCGAGCCAGGTTGCCCATGAAATCCAAAATAGCATTGCGAGCCACACCACCCTTGAAGCCCACCCCCTTTATGCGCCCCCAAACCCAGGAGGACCAATGAGACCCGACACCCCGGAACGTGAACTGGCGATTCAGCGGTTGAACAAGTCCATCCGCGACTACGACGCCCTGAACAAAGTCATCACGGGCATGAAGAACCGCCTCCACGCCCTGAACCCGGACGCCGACCCGAAACACGACCCGTTTTTGAACGGCACAAAGCAGTCCTCCGGGCTTGAACAGATCAAGGCCCGACTGTCCCGGGCCATCGAGAAGGATTTGTTGGCGTGGCCGATCTACACGGAGTGGATGCAGCACGTTCCCGGCATCGGCCCGGCCATCGCGGGGCGGCTCATCATGTTGTACTACTACAGGTTTACGCCCGTGTGCGCCTGCGGGGAGGTCCTTGAAAAGAAGGACGGCACTTTCTGGTGCCCGGCGTGCGAGAAGTCGGTCAAGGGCGACGGCGTGACCAAATACCGGATCGAGCTTCGGGATTTTCCGAACATCTCCAAGTGGTGGGCTTTCATGGGCATGGCTGTCCTGGACGGCAAGAAGCCGCACCGCGAGAAGGGAAAGCAGCAAAATTGGTCGAGCGTCGGCCGTGCCACCTGCTACCTCATCGGGGACCAGTTCAACCGCCAGACCACCAAGACCCCCTATGGCGCGTTCCTGCTTGAGCGCAAGGCCCGTATCGAGCGGCTACAACCCGAGGTCAAGAAGGGGCATCGCCTGAACCGCGCCCGGCATGAGGCGGCGAAACTGTTCCTGGCCCACTTCTGGACTGTGGCCCGGACGCTGGACGGCCTGACCGTGACGCCTCCCTACGCGGGCACGATCATGGGGCACACCGGGATCGTTGAGCCGTTCCACTTCGGGGTGAAGCAGGCGGCGTAGGTTTTTGCCAGAGTCCGAGTGAAGCCCATAGACATTGTGCGAGCCACTGGCCCGATGAAACTCATGCGAACGCTGCGAGCCATGTCAACGCTGAAACCCAACCCCCGGGTGCGAGCCATGAACTTGATGAAACTCAACGGCGCATTGCGAGCCATCGAGCAGATGAAACCCAGAAAATGATTGCGAGCCAGTGTTTATGTGAACCCCATGAGTGAAGTGCGAGCCATTGCTCGCGTGAATTCCATCGCTAACGTGCAAGCCAGACATGTTTTGAAGCCTAAAACCGCCATGCGAGTCAATTTGTGCCTGAAACCCGTTTTAGGGGTGCGAGCCAGCGGCCAAATGAAATCCATCGGGCATGTGCGAGCCAAAAAAGGAGCGAACCCCATTTAGTATTTGCGAGCCAGCGTCAATGTGAAACCTACTCCCCCTGTGCGAGCCATGGCGAAAGTGAAACCTACGCTTCCAGTGCGCCCTTAAAAGGAGAACCCATGAAGATCAACCATCTGAAAGCGCAGTACGACAGTAAGCCCATCGCGGACATTGAGGCCGCGATTCGAGCCTGCCAGTCCGAAGAATTGACCTCCCACCGGAAGTACATCGGCATTCTGGCCTACCTGGAGCATACCGGGCGCTTCAAGGAGAATCCGGTCTATACCAAGGCCGACTTTGACACCTACCTTCGGGAGTGCTTCGACATTTCCATGACCAAGTTCCGGGAGTCGAAACTGCTTTACGTCAAGTTTCCGGATCAGGCCGAAAAGTACGGCATCGGCTACGTCTCCCGGGCGGCCAAGCAGTGCGGGCAGGACAAGCTCCCGACCATCTTCACCGCCCTGCGCCGCGAGGAAGCCAAGCGCAACGCGCCCGTTTCGTCCGAGGTCAAAGACGCGATCCTGGACGCGCATGCGAAGCCCAAGAAGCTCATCCAGTATATCAATTGGGAGGCCAGATACCGCGAGGCCGCCGAGGAAATCCAGGTTTTGCGCGCCGAAATGGCCGAGAAGGACAAGACCATCGAACGCCTGCGGGCGGCCCTGGCGAAGCAGAAGGGCCACGGCGCGGCGTTTGTGCCGGTCACGATGGACGGCCAGCGGAGGGAGGCCATAGCACAGTAGTCTTTACGCACAACCGTTCCGCCATCATAGGGGCCACTCCGGAAACAGCTTGCGAACCTCTCCGCTCCCAACAGACCGGGAAAACAGCTTGTAATTGCCAGTCTCCCTCCTGACCCTCCCGGCGACAATGGCCGGACTGATCTTGAGAGCTTCTGCGGTCTGAAAGACGAATCTCAGCTTGGTTCGATCTTTGGCAGGCGTCGCCTCCCATATTTCAGACGGGATCGCCACATCAGCCGCAAAGGCGTTGGCTTGTTTCTCGACACCATCCATGGTCCGCGCGTCGAGGTCATCCACCATAAAGCCGCCCGGCTCGACGTGTCCAAGGGCCAGATGCGCCAGCTCATGGAGCAAGGTGAACCAGAAGTTGTCCAGGCGGTCGAAGCGCAAGGACAGGCCCACGACGGCCCGACCATCAGGAACGAAGAGAGCCGCCCCATCCTGGTAGGTTTTGGGAAAGTGCTTCAGGACGATCATGCAGACGCCGAATCTGGCCAGATAGTCACGGGCGAGGGCCGGGCCGCGAGGATCTGTGCTCAATTCCAAAAGACCCTTGAAAAAGACGTGGTCCAAGGCCGCCCGGTCGAAAACGCCACCCTGGGGAGTGGCGGAGGCGAGGCAGCGCAGGCCCCCGACCCAAGCCAGGACGCAGGACGCATCGCCACGCATTCCGAGGCGCGTGGAGGAACGGGCGCAAAAGGCCGGCGCCACAGAGGCAAAGCCGACTTGCTCCAACCATCGCCCTGCCTGTGCGCGCATTTCGTCCGCCTCGGCAACGGCTTTAAGCCACCCGCGCTTGACCATCTCTTTGGTGGCCGCGCCATTCAGGGCGGAACACGGGTCAGGGTTCGGATCGGGGTCATCGGGTTGGTCCTGAAACAGCGTATCCAAGGGGATACCAAGCCCGGCATGAAGGCGTCGGATCATCTCCAGGGTTAGCCGACGCTTACCAGCCAGAACTTCGGACACAACCCCCTTGCTTCCGATGAAGGGTTCGAGGTCGCGCCGAGAAAGACCCTGCTGGTCCATGGCAAATTCTATGGCAGACAGGGGGGTCGGCTGCGGCATCGGGTAGTGCTCATCTTCATAGATTTCGACGAGCCGCGACCAATACTCCAGACGATCCAATTCCTCTGTCCCTGCTTTGGCGTGCATAAGGCTTTCAACCTTCGCCAGCGCCGCCTCATATTCTGCTTCGGTTTTAATCAGACGTTCCATGATTCGCCCCCTGCTTTTGAGGCATGTTCAATGCTAAAGAGAAGATATGTTTTTTATGCGCCCATACTCTGTATGGGTCATAACCTTCCGCACAAAAGCCTTTTGAGCAGTAAAGTTGATGATAGCTATTAAGCGAAAATTATCACCGATATTAAATACAAAATGCCCATTCCCCACATCGTCAACAGAACGCGAGAAATATGCCTTCAAGTCAACAAGGCTTCCCCACGCCCTTGAAGAAATCACATTATACCAGTTTACCAACGGGGCCTTGGCCTGGGCGTGCCCTTCCCAATACTCCCGCAGGGTCCGCCTGGAGATAACCCGCATTTTCTTTTCCGCCCCGTTCATGGCTGTATATTACCATCCGGCCCGGCCTTGTCAATGAAAAAGTTCTCAAATTGAGAACTTTTTCATTGCAAGCGCCGAGCGCCGGAGCGGGGAGGGGCAGGGGGCATGACGATTTGTCCGCAAATGTCCGGATATGGCCGCAAATGTCCGGCTTCAAAACCAGAAACCCTTGCTATGCTTGCCGCATCTCTCAAGAGAATGCGGCTTTTTCATTTTTCAACATCTACCGCCCTGCCTGGGGCCGGGCGCACTCCCCGGAGGGGATCATGGGCTTGCAATTCAGAGTGACCGATTTGAACACGGTGCCCGAGGCGCTGCGTTCGGCCTACGTCCCGAGGGACGGGGCGTTCGTTTTGGACGTGGACGGCGGCGTGGTGCCCGAAGCCGATGTGAAGGGGCTCAAGGACAAAAACTCCGAGCTTTTGGGCGAGAAGAAAAAAGCCCTGGCCGACCTTCAGGCCGTCCTGGACACCGCCAAGATGACCGACGAGGAGCGTACCCGGCTCAAGGCCCGGGTGGATGAACTCGAAAGCCAGGTCATGACCAAGGAAGAGCTTGCCGCGAAGGCCGTCAAGAAGGCCAAGGAAGAGGCCGAAGGCGAGAAAGCCAAGGTCAAGGCGCAGGCCGACCATTTCCAGAAGCTTTTCACGGACTCCACCATCAAGGCCACCCTGTTCGGGGCCGCCCAGGAAGCCGGGGCCTACAGCGCCGAGCAAATCCACGGGCTTCTGGCCGGGCGCACGGTCCTGGAAGAGGTCCGCGACGACGAAGGCAAGCCCACCGGGCAGTACGTCCCGAAGACCACGGTCACGGTCCTGGACGGTGACAAGCGCATCGAAAAGACCCTGCCCGCCGCCGAGGCGGTCAAGGCGTTCTTGGGGCAGCCCGAGAACAAGAATCTTGTGAACTCGACGGCCCACCCCGGGGGCGGGGCCAGACAAGGCGGACAGGCGGCCAGCGGGGCCGGAAAGTCCATTTCCCGTCAACAGTTCGAGGCCCTGAGTCCCCAGGCGCAGATGGATCACGTCAAGGGCGGCGGGGTTCTCCACGATTAAGAAGGAGCTTTGAGCCATGGCCAACACCCTGACCAAACTCGTCCCCGACCTTTACGAGGCCTTGGACACCGTCGCCCGGGAGCAGACCGGCCTGATCCCGGCCGTCACCATGGACGCGCAGGCCGCGCGCGCCGCCAAGGACCAGGACGTGACCGTCCCCATCTTCCCCGCCGCCGCGGCCGAAGACATCGTCGCGGGGACCAACCCGCCCGATACCGGCGACCAGGAGATCGGGACCACGGTCATCAAGATCACCAAGTCCAGGGCCGTCCCCTTCCGGTGGACCGGAGAGGAGCAGCGCGGCGTCAACAGCGGCCCGGGCTACGGGAATCTTCGTCAGGGCCAAATGGCCCAGGCCATGCGCACCCTGGTCAACGAAGTGGAAGCAGACGTGGCCGCGCTGTACTACAACGCCTCCCGCGCCTACGGCACCGCCGGGACCGTGCCCTTTGGCGGAACCACCGGGTTTGAAGACCCGGCCTATACCCGCAAGATCCTTGCCGACAACGGCGCGCCCATGACCGACCTCCAGATGGTCGTGGACACCCTCGCCGGGGCCAAGATACGCACCCTGGCCGCGATGAACAACGCCAACCAGGCCGGAACCGACGCGCTGCGGGCGCAGGGCATCTTGCTTCCGCTGCACGGGTTCGACGTTCGCGAGTCCGCGCAGATCAAGCGGCACACCGCCGGGACCGGCGCGGCCACCTACGACACCAACGCCTCCGGCGGGTTCGCCATCGGCGCGCAGACCATCGCCGTGGACACCGGGTCCGGGACCATCCTGGCCGGTGACGTGATCGACTTCGCGGACGACTCCCCGGACAACAAGTACATGGTCAAGACCGCCCTGTCCGGCGGCTCCCTGGTCATCCAGAAGCCGGGCCTCATGGCCGCCGTTGCCGACGGGAAGGACGTGACCCTGGCCGCCGCTTACCGCGCCAACATGGCCTTCCATCGCTCTGCCCTGGTCCTCGCGACCCGCGCACCGGCCATCCCCGACGAAGGCGACGCCGCCGACGACCGTATGGTCATCACCGATCCGCGCACCGGGCTGTCCTTCGAGGTGGCCATTTACCGGCAGTATCGCCGGGTTCGGTACGAAATCGGCCTTGCCTGGGGCGTGGCCTGCGTGAAGCCCGAATTCCTGGCCATTCTGCTCGGATAACCTTCAAGCGACTTTGCGTGTGGCCGTGGCACCGGCTGCGGCCACACATCTCCGGGGGATGTAATGGGCGACGAAATTATCTTGACCCGAATGAGGCGCGATGCGCCGATGCACCCTGGCGGGCCAGTCACGGCGGACGTGCATCCGGCTGAAGTCGAAAACTGGCTGGCCTGTGGCTGGCGCGAAGATACTTCCCCGCCCGCCGCACCCGGCCCGGAAACGTCTACCTCGGCCGACCCGCTGGACGGCATGAGCCTCAAGGAGCTTCGGGCCTACGCCGGGAAACACGACATCACCATCGGGGCCAAGGCGACGAAGAAAGACGAAATCCTGGCCGTGATCCGGGCCGCCGTGGGGGAATCCATGCCCCCGGCCTCTGCCTGATCGTCGGCGATGCACCGGGGGCGCGACATGACCTTGAAGCTTTTTGGAACCTTCGTCCGGGGCCGCATGAGGCCTGTTGCGTCAACCGCGCCGGGCTTTGGTATCCGCAAAATTTCCGCTTCTGGGTTTCGTGGCACGCGGACCTTCTCCCCGGCTGGGGGAGCAAGCGTCCCGGGCCTGAACTGTGGTCAACCCAGCCGTGGCCCGGCGTCAACGTCGCGCCGGTTCGGCACCTTTATGGAAGTTCGGCCATGATCGGATTGCAGCTTGCCCTGGACGTGTGGGGATATGCCCGGGCCGCCATCGTCGGCGTGCATCTTACGGGGCCGTATGACGGATACCGGGCCGGGTGGACGCCGGTAAAAAACGAGATGGGCGACCGCATCCGGGCCATAGGCGGCTTCGCGGAAGACCTTTTCGGGCGGCCTGACGCCGCCTTTGTGGGGGCCGTATGAGCCTGATCATCGAAACAGGGGCCGTGGTCCCCGGGGCCAACACCTACGCCGCCATTGCGGCCGTGACCGCGCATTGCGCCGCTCTGGGCTACGCCGAATGGGCGGCCACGGGCGTGACCGACGCACAGCGCGAAGCGGCCATCCTGCGGGCCATGGCCTACATCGAGGCCTTGCCCTGGTGCGGCATCAAGACCGCCCGGGACAACCCGTTGTCCTGGCCCCGGTCCAATATGTACGACCGCGAGGGCTACGCCTTGGACTCCAATGCCGTGCCCGCCGTGGTGGTTAAGGCCCTGTGTGAGGCCGCGCATCGAGAGCTGAAAACGGCCGGCACCTTACAGCCCGACGAAACCCGCGACGACTCTTTGACCTCGCTGTCCGTGGCCGGGGCTGTGAGCCTGCAATGGGGCGCCGGGGCGCCGTCGAGAACGAATTTCCGCGTGATCCGCGACTTGCTGGCCGGGCTGATCCAGGCCGGGGGCGGGATCAAGTTGGTGAGGGGGTAGGGGCGTGGCCATCGACATCCGCACCCTGGCCGCAAGCGCCGTCGCCAAGGGCTTCGGGGCCACGAACGCCCCGCAGGCCATGGCCATCATGCGCACGCCGACCACGGACACCTATAGCCCCGTCACGGGCACAGTCACTCCGGGCACGCCCGTGGACAATACCTGCACAGGCATCGTCACCACCTACGGGCAGCGTGAGGTTGACGGGACATCGATCCTGACCACTGACCGCAAGGTCATCATCCCGCAGTCCGAGCTTTCGATTTCGCCGACCACCGCCGACAAGGCCGTCATCGGCGGGGCGGCCAAGGCCATCATCCATGTGGGCCAGGATGCCGTGGGCGCAACGTGGGTTCTCCAGGTGAGGGGGTAGGCCATGTACGCCGACATCCAGCCGAACGCGGACGCCTTCGCCAGGGCGCTTGAGGAATTGGGGGAGAAGATCGAGCAGGACGTTTTCGAGAAGGTCATCGTCAAGGCGATTTGCGATGTTTGGCTTGAGATTATGGAGGAAAACCCCACGGAAACGTGCCGATGCCGAAACTCTTGGTTGCTCGACAAGGATTTCAGTGAATGGGCGTTGCCGGAAGGGGATTACAAGAATGTCGATTTTCGGGCGGCGGTAAGCGCCGTAATGGCCAATTTGCCAATATCCGACCACTACGTGCTTTTCAACAACATTGAATATGTCCAGGCCCTTGAAGAGGGCCATTCCACGCAAGCCCCGGCCGGGTTCGTGGCGAAGGCCCTGGCCGCGATGACGGAATTTTTGAGCCAGGCCGCCAAGTCCGTGGGCTACGAGGTGACGGCATGACCGTAAACGAGGTCCGTGCCGCCCTTGAGGGGCATCTGGCCACGGCCGTCTCCACGGTCCCTGTGGCGTGGCCCGGTGTGGCCTTCACGCCCCCGGAAGGGGCGACCTGGATTCGCCCGGCCTTCCGGCCCGGGCAGAGCTTTGAAGCCGAGATCGGGCGCGAGGGGCTTTCCCGGCGCACAGGCGTCTTCATCGTCCAGGTCTTTGCGCCCAAGGGCCTCGGATCGGGCGCGGCCCTGGCCCTGTCCGGGCAGATCGAGGCGGCTTTTCGCAGGCAGGATGTGGGCGGTGTGGAGTGCGGAGAGCCGTACTCCAACGATATTGGCGAGGATGCCGGGGCGCTCGTTTCCCAGGGTGGCGGCGGAAGCATAGGACTTTCGACTAGCTATCAAGTCAACGTCGCCGTGCCCTGGTGGGCCTGGATCGGGGAATGACCATGGACCATTTTTCCGACTTCGCCACCATGCCGCCTCCGGCCGCCGTGCTGGTCAAGCACCTATGCCCGGCGTGCGGCAAACTGATCGAAGAGTCGGAACCCAAATTTGCCCGCATCGTCTGCCCGAGATGCAAGCAGCGCATCGTTTTCAGGGGGGGCGTGGCCGTCGAACATCGGCCCAGACGCCGACAGTAACCGCGCCCCGTCCCGTCGCGCCCCGGAGCCTCTTGAAGGCCGGAGGGCCTGGAACAACCAGGAACTTCCGCCCAAGGAGGCCCAAAAATGTCCACCGACATCGCCAAATCCAAGCGCGTCAAAGTCTTTGCCGTTCCGGAGGTGACTCCCGGGACCCTCGTTTTTCCCTCCGCCGAGCACTTCATTTGCCCGGCCGGGGAGCCGTCGCTGAACCAGGTCCCCACCTACACGGATTCCAAAGAACTGGCCGACACCCTGGACGTGCTTGACCAGTTCCCGGATGCCATGCCCCCGGCAGAGTTCTCGCTTCCCATGTACCTGCGCATGGCCGGTTCCGGCACCGCCCCGCAGGGCGACATCCTTTTCCAGTCCATGCAGGGCAGCAAGCAGGAATCAGGGGCCGTGACCGCCGCCGTCAACGCCGTGGCCGGGATCGACGCCGATGACGTGACCATCCCCTACGATACCGTCGCTGGCGGAGAGCTCCCCCCGGCGGGCGTCATCCAGATCGGGGCCGAGAAGATCCGTTACGCCGCCAAGTCCGCGACCAACTTCACCGGTTGCACGCGGGGCTACGCCGGGACCACCGCTGCGTCGGCGCTGGATGACGCAAGCATCACCTTGCTTTCCCAGATCTACAAGCAGGCCACGGCAAGCCCGTCGTGCTCCCTGTGGATCATGCGGGATTGGTTCATCCTGTTCTGCTCGGGCGTCACGGTCAACAACGCTGGCGCCGGACTCAAGAACGAGGACGCCATCCTGTTCAACCTCAAGGGCCAGGGCATGCGCATGGGGTGGGCCGGGCAGTCCGCCTTGACCGAAGGTGCGTCGGCTGCAGCCACGCAGATCGTGGTTGCGAACGCCAAGATGTTCACCGTCGGCGCGCGCATCCAGAACGTGACCAAGGGGGCCAATAACGCCGGGGCTGGCTTTGCGGTCACGGCCGTGAACGTGGCCACCAAAACCTTGACCCTGTCCACGGCCGTTCCGTCCGGAGGGTGGGCCGAGAACGACGTGATTCGCGGCTACCTGCCCGACGCCACACCCATCGGAACGGCCGTCAAGTGCCGGGACACCAAGGTTTACATCGGAGGCGTCGAGGGGCGTATTCGCTCCACCGACCTGACCATCGACGTGCCGAAGACCTACCTGACGGATGTGATCGGGACCCAGTACCCCGAAGAGTACGTCGAGGACACCCGCAAGATCACCACCAACCTGAACGTCTACTTCAAGAAGGCCGACGCCGAGAAGTTCTATGCGGGCTTCAACGGCGAGGAAACCACCGTCGAGTTCATCCTTGGCGACACGCCCGGCTACAAGTGCAGCCTGTTTTACCCCCGGGTCAAGCTCACCATGCCGACCCTTCGGTCCGAAGGGCCGACCGCCGTCCTTGAAATCCCCGTGACCGCGCTCGGCACGGCTGGCGAGGACTCTTTCTACATGTGCCTGGAATAGCCCAAACGCGGGCCGGATAGGGCGCGCGCCCGACAAGCGGACACCCCGGCCGCTTCCGGCCCGCACAAATCGGGGACCAAGGGGAAATTATCATGAAGTTTTCGCTCAAGCCGAAGCAGCGCACCATCCGGGTTGTGTCCGCCCCGGGCGTCAAGTGGGCCGTCGTGCCCATGACCACCACCGAGGAGACGGAACTGGCGCGCGGATACCAGGAGTACGACGCCCGCACCAAGACCTATCAGCTCAAGGATTTCCCGGGCTTCCTGAAGGCCAAGGCCCGCCAGGTCATCCGGGGCTGGTCCGGTCTGCCCGGCGACGACGGCAAGGACATCCCGTACTCGACGGCGGCCCTTGAGGCCATGTGCGAGATGCACAGCGGCGTCATCACGGAAGTGCTGGCCGAGTCCGGCCGCGCCGACGCCATCGAGGCCGAGGCCGACGAAAAAAACTCCTAGCGTGGTGTGAGCGGGTCAAGCCGGGGGGGCAGGAGGCGACGCAGGATGAATGCTTCGACATCTACAACAACTCCCCTCCCTGCGAGACATGCCCACGCCGCGAGATTTGCGAGGCCGACCTTTTCCCGACCAACGCCCTGGCCTGGAAGGTCTGGCGAATACTGAGCGAGTTTGACCGCCCCATGGGGGCCATGGGCGGGGCAGGACACATCCCGTCCAAGGTGGTCCGGGAAGAGGTCCAGGCCTTGGGCGGCACAGAACGGGACTTCGAGAAGGTGCTCTTGATCGAACGCACGCTGTACCCGGCCCTGGTCGAAGCCTGGGAGGCCGCCAGGGAAGCCAAGAAGAAAAAATAAGCCGGGCGGTTGCGCGCCGCCCGCAAAATTTCCGGCCAAGCAGCATCGGCCGAGGATCTTTGAAAACCGAGTATGTGTGGATGCGGAAGGGGGGCCGGAATGGACCGGTCCCCCTTGGACCACATGTTATTCTTGAAGCTGCCGCAGCAACTGCCGGGCTCCTGCCGCCAAGAATCCGGAGCGGGTCATACCCTCATGCTTGGACTTCCGGTCTATCTCGGAAAGCAGCTTTTGGCTGATTGAGACACTAATGCGAACCGGGGCCGGGTCTGCCTCGTTTCTCGGCGCCGGGACCAGGGCCAGGAATCCGCCGGAAGGAACGGAGATGCCCGACAACGGCGACGGCGCGGGGACATCCTCCCCGTTTGAGCGCATAAGGCCCAAATATCCGTCCATGGCGTCCACGGCCATGGCCATGGCCTCGTCCTCGGTATCCCCCTCGGTAAAGCATCCCGGGAGATCAGGGAACGAGACCACGAATCCCCCTTTTTCGTTTCGCTCGAAAATCGCGGGGTACGCTTTCATATCCGATGCTCCTTTTATATTTTTCATCCGGCCAGGGGGACGGCGGGGGTTGTTGCCCCCGCCCCCTCTCTACCTAAGCCCCGTCCCCGCTTGCCTCTCTATTTTCTTCACGAGGTCTATGCTTAGGTCTTTTGCTGGATGTTTTACGGTCACTTTTCCGGGTTTCTCTGGGTGCTCGAAGTGGTGGTGGTCCCCCTTCGCGTTTTTCAACACCCACCCGGCCGCCTTGAGCCTCTTGATGATTTCCGTGCTGCTTGGCATATCCTCCTTCCCGTTCGTCGTTGAAAGTAAAGTACGCATTTTTTGTGTAGTTGTCAACAAAAAATGTATAAAAAATGCACAAAAAAGCCGCCCCGAAGGGCGGCCTTGAGAGATTTCGGGGCTTCCCCGGTCATTCTCTTTGGTTTTCGGTTCTGGCCTCGCGCGAGGCTTGGCGCAGAACGCGCCGAACTTCCATCATCCCATAGGCCACGGCCTTGGCCGATCCGGGCACGATCTGTTCCATGGTTTCCAGGGTGAGCGGGGCCTTGCCGACGATGCGGTAGTCTGTGCGCGTCATGGTCATGCCCCCTTATCCCTTTACCAGCAGCCGCCACGCGGCGGCCATGCCGTGGATGCCGTCGGCAAGCGCCCGAAGCGCGAGGTGCGCGTTGTCGCCAGCCGTGCGCATCATCTCCCGCGAGGGCTTGATAACCTCATCGAAGAAGTTGCCCACGTTCGAGGCGCGGCGCTCGTGGAACGGCGCATAGGCGGCCTTGTGGATGGCCAAGACCTCATCACGGAACGCCTCGTAGGCCACGCAGGCGCGGTGTTCGAGCTTGTTCCAGGCCTCATCCGTCTCGGGCAGATTGCCGTAGAATCGGGCGTAGTCGCGCAGGGTCACGGTATCGCTTCCCGGCGGCAGGGCCTTCTGGGGTTCACCCTCAATGGCCAGGGCGTTCTTGACGGTCATAGCCACGATGTACTCCACGGCCTCGGGGAACTGCCCGGCCGGAATCTGATCGTACTTGGCGACCTTGAAGCGGTTGTGGACGCGCGACCAGATTTGCGCCCGGATGCGCCCGATGGCCTCCTTCGGAAACGCCGAGGACTTGGCCGCGACGATGTTTTGAAGCTCTTGCTGTTGGGCCGGGGCCAGGGGGCCGGTGGGGAGGGCGGCCTGGGCCACCTGATACTGCCCGGTCCTACGGATCGCCGGGATGACCTCCGAGGCAATCCAGTTCGTGAAGCGGTCGGCCTCGGGCTTGTTTGAGCGGAAGGCCAGCTTGTAGACGGCGGGTTCGGAGATGAGGGAAATCGCCCCGCGCAAGCCGCCTTTTTTGGGGTGCGGAGATTCCGACCCGCAAGTTTTTGGGATGTCGTTTTGCGACACCCCAGGAGTACGGGCCGGGAGCTTCCCTACCCGCTTCCAGTCCTCTGGAACTGAGCGAAGCGTATTCCCGCTCCACGTCAGTCCAAGCGCGGCGCAAACGTCCTTGGCGACGAACCAGGGGAAGAAGTCGTCTTTCACGGTCCTGATGTTGTGCCCCTCGAAAACGAACGGGGGCAGGACGGGCGCGTTGCCCGTGACGGTGGGATCGGTTACAATGGCTTCAGCCATGGCGGAAACCTCCGGTGGTTTCGGTTGTGGTTAGGCCCTGGTCGGAAGGTGCGAACTTCTGGCTGGGGCCGTTTCATCGCCTCGTCAGTTCTTTTTTCTTTCTTCCTCCTCTAAGAGACGGTTCAGGCACCCGACGAACAGGCCCTTAACGGTCGTGTCTCTCTCAACCGCCAGCAGCTTGATTCGTTTGTGAAAATCCTTGTCAAGCCTGATCGTTATGCTGGTTTTTCCCTTGTCCATGCGTATTGATGTATTGATTTGTTGCCGGGTTGTCAACCCCAAATTTTGGCCCGCTCAAAAAAAGTCAAGAAGAATTTGCCACCAGCAAAATCTTTGCGTACCTCCGAACAAAAAGGAGATACGACATGGAAATAGACGGGTTGCGCGACGCCATAGAATTTTTCCTGCTCCACCTGGATCGGCTCCACCCCCAAGACAAGGGGATGGCCATGACTGTTTTGATCGGCGAAGGAACAGGGGTTCTCCCCGAGGCGGCGATAGATGAAATTTGCGAGAAACCGGCCACTGTGCGCGCCCCTGATTTTTATGATGACTCTGGGCGGCCAAGGCTTCGCATAAAGACTATCGTCCAAATGACAGGGCTAAACCATGAATATTTTCTTCGTGAGTTAGAGGGCGGGCTAAATGAAAATTTTGTCGATGCCCTTGACTTTATCTCATTGAATAAAGAGAATTTCGTAAAGGGGAATGGGGACAAGCGAGTCTTTCAGTCGGCCCATGCAGCAATAATTGATTACGGCCCGCCCAAGGTTCTTCAAGCATTTAGAGAGAAATTCAGAGAAGTGTTTGGCCAGATACCATTTGACTACATTGATGAAAATGGCGAGGAATACATTACAACGGAGACATTAGCGAGATTCATGGGCGTCGCGGTGGAAGAAGTTAAAGAGAGTGCGGAAGAGGCTGTAAAGCTTGGGCACGCGAAAACTGTAACGATCCCCCCAGACCCAGAGGACGGGACAGTGCATTAAAAAACCCGCCGAAGCGGGCTTGTGGCTGAACGATAGCGCAGGTCATTCCCTAAAGGCCAAGTTCGGCCTTGATCTTTTCCCAGGGGACAAATTCCATTTCTTCGGGCTGGGCGTTTTCGATAGCCCGAAGATCCTCGGCATCTTCTGCCAGGAAAGTATCGGCTTCGTGAGGATGCTCGTCAATGACGAGAAATACGCTTTTTTCAGGTGCTGGACTCATGATGAACCCGTAATCCTCGGGCAGTTGACAGTCAAGGGAAAAGCCCCGCGAGAAATCCACGGGGCTATGGGCCAGGGGCTTCACCGGGCCTGAACAGCTCCCGTGACTTCGCAAATTGTTGTCGCCACCTGAGAATGAATAAACCCCATGTTAAATTTATCAATCACCTTTGGTTCTTTTGGGTAAAAAGTATCATAAATTGTCCTGGTGTTTGAGTCTATCTCCGTTCCGCTTTTTGCTTTATGCACGCATTTTATTGTGACGTCTTTCACTGGGTATTTGTTGTAGTTTGTGATTTCAACTGTAATGACAAGTATTGAATCAAGCGCACTCGGATCAAGTGAATTTTTCGTAATTTTCACAAGTTCGTAAGGCTTTCTTTGCGGTTCTTCTTTAGCCGCGCCTTCGCTGCCTACCGTCGTATTTTGCTTTGTTCGCGGCCCAAGAACATTTGCCAAGATAAACCCAAGCGCGACAAAAAGCGCGAATCCAAGTAGCAGCCGTTGCAGGCACCCCATTTTCTTTTTTTGTATGGGTTGCGAAGAATTTTTAGCAATCGACATTCCGCAGTGCGGGCACGATGCCGCCTTATCAGAAATCTCCTTGCCACATTCAGGGCAGTCTACCAAGGACATTCCGTAACTCCTTAACAAGAGAGGGTTTCGCATGCAGTCCGTAACCGTTGAAATCGACGCCACCTACGCAATGAACCTGATGGATCGCATCCGGGACCACACCGCAAAGGCAAAAATGCACGGCGTTTCGGATGAATACCTTGGGGAAGAGCAAGAATTGCTGCTGGAAATGATTCACCTCTCCCTTCGGCTCATTGGGGCCACGGTAAAGCCGAAAACGCCCAAAGGGGACGCCAAGTAACACTCCGCCCCTCTTTCCCCGCCCCGATATCAGAAACATGATCTGACGGGCAACCCTCCGCATCCACGCATTCTCGGTTTTCGCCAACAAGGGAGACGAGAATGCCCGGCATCCGCATAGACGTTGACACCTCTCGCAGCATCAAGAGCTTGGCCGACTTCCGGAAGTCCCTCAAGGACACCGGGGCGGACGCCAAGCTTTCCGCGTGGGAAATCAAGCAGCTTGAGGATCGCGTCAAGAAGAACCTGGAAGCCGACAAGGCGGCCAGGGCCGCCGACAAATACGCCAACTCGATCCGTTCCATGGGCAAGGCCGCCGGGCTTTCGGCCCGCGAAATGGGCGACCTTGAGCGGCGGCTTGGGTCGATCCGCCGTGAAGCCGAAAGCACGCACGCCGGTTCGTCGTCGCTGTCCGGGGGGGTCACAACCCTGGCGGGCGCGTTCGGCCGGTTCGCACCGCAAGTCCTGGCGGTTACGGGGGCTTATCTGTCCCTGAGCAAGGCCATGGAGACGGTATCGAACTTCGTCAGCCGAGGCTTCGATTTCAACCGGACCATGGAGACGGCTTCGCTCGGCATCGCCTCTATCCTGACTGCCACGCAAGACCTTGTGACCACCGAGGGCCGCAGGCTCCAGGGTGTTGAAAAGCTCAACGCCGCGCAGGCCATATCCCGGGGACTGATGAAAGACATCCAGGTCATGGGTCTTCAGACCACGGCCACCACCAAAGACCTGGTTGACGGGTTCCAGATGATCCTTGGCCCGGCCACGCAAGCGGGCATGAGCCTGGACCAGACCAAAAAGACCATGATTGGGATAGTCCAGGCCTTCGGGGCGCTCGGCATCCCGCTTGAACAGTTGAGCGCCGAAGCCCGTTCCCTCTTCGACGGCGATATCAAGATGGGCCAAGACCGCTTGGCTGGTTTCCTTGGGATCACCAAGGAACTGGTCCTGGAATGGCAGAAGCAGGGCGTCTACTTCGACAAGCTCAACGAAAAGCTTGAGGCGTTCCGGGTGGCCGGGGATGCCACGGCCAAGACCTGGACCGGACTTTCGTCGAACTTGGCCGAGTCCTTTGACGTGATCGCCGGGCGCTCCACAGAGGGCCTTTTTGAGGGCGCGAAAACGGCCGTGGCCGAGATCACCGGGCTTCTCATCGACACCAAGAACCTTGGCCTCGGGCAGGACATCCAAAACATCGCCTCCCTGATTCGGGAGATGGGTGACGACTTTGGCAGCCTACTGGTTTCCGGGGCGCGGGCGCTTGTCGAAAACATCAGAGATTTTGACAAATGGCTTGGGGAGAACCGGGGCAAGGTCGAATCCATCTACGAGAAATTCAAGTCCATCGGTTCGCAGCTCTTGGAGATCGTGGGCAAGGTCTTCAGCATCGCGGAGGCGTTCGCTCAGGCCGAAGTCGCCACAGGGAAGATGAATTTTACAATGGGGGTCGTCAAGGCGTCCCTCACGGTCATCAATGAGCTTGTCGGGTATGTCGAGGTTGCCTTTTGGGCAGTGTCCACGGCCATTACCACCGGACTTCTTGGGCCGTTGGCCGCTGTTCAGAGGTCAATTGCCGCTATCGGCGGAACGAGCATCGGAAGTAAGTTGATCGACGCCGACACCGTGGCCGCTCTTGAAAAGTATGCGGCAAGCAATGAGGCGACGGTTGAAGGCATGCAGCAAAGGCTTTCCGGGGTCGCCTCACGATACAAAAACACCCCATTCCCGTCCGTGAAGGCGGCGTACAATCCAGACCAGACGACAAAAACCAGGGACGAGCTTTTCCGGGAAGAGCATAGCCAGGCATACAAGGACAATCTCAAAAGCGGGATCGAGCTTGAGAAGCTTCAAGGCCAGGAGCTTGCCAAGCAGCTTTCCCTTATGGGGCAGATCAAGGAGGCGAACAGCGCGGCCCTTTCCGTCGAACAGCGCCGGGCAGACGTTACGCAAAAGTGGACCGAACAGCGGACGAAGGCCGAAGAGGCTATGGCGTTTGCCCAGAAGACCGGCAACGCCAAGTTGATGGAAGAAGCCACGGCCATGAAGAACTTGGCCGACTCCGGGGCGGTGAAGGCTTTTGATGACATCGCCAAGTCTGCCGCAAAGGCCGGAGGTGGCGCCGCCAAGTCCGCGCAACAAGCGGAGAACCTCTTCGCGTCTCTGAACGACCAGATTGTCGCCGCCGAGGCCGCGCTATCCGGCGATACCCTGCAAACCAAACTGGCGCAAATCGACAAGAAATGGGGCGAATGGACCCGGAAAGTCGAAAACTCAAAGCTGGCCGCCGAGGAAGTCAAGGCGGCACTGGCCAGCATTGAAAAAATCCAGGCGCTTGAAACACAGGCCGCCCAGGCCGAAGCCGCAGCGGACGCCCTTGCGCGCATGTCGCAACTGCTTTCCGACATCGCGGACGCCTCCGGCTCCCCCGACCTCAAGATCAAAGCCGGGATGATGGACGTGGATGCTTGGTATCAGCAATCCCGGCAGGCCATCGAACAGGCCACGCAGGACGAAGCGCAGCGCGCCGAATTGGTGGCCGCCCTTGACCAGGGCGTGGCGCTCAAGCGGCTTGAAGTCACCCGCGACGCCTACGAGTCCATGTCCGCCGTCTCCCAAAAGTATTGGGACGCCGAGAAGGCCCTGATCGAACAAAAGCTGTCCGTGGTCAAAGAGAACGCCGACGACGAACTTGCCTACAAGATCTCTGCCGCCCAGGAATGGGACGACTTCAACCGCCGCAAGCTCGAAGCCAAGGCCAACGCCCCGCGTTCCCAGGGCGAGGCTATCCAGGCCGTGTTCGCCCTCGACTCCGGTTCCTACAAATCCCAGATGGGCCAGCTTCAGGACTCCTGGAAGTCCACGGCCGACGGCATGCTTAACCTGACCGACGATCTTTCCTCGGGCATCGCGCAAAGCCTCGGGGATGCGCTTCGGGGCATAGCCCAGGGCGACTTCGAGAGCTTCGAGACCATTTTTCGCTCCATGCTCTTGCGTATGGCCGATGCCTTCATCTCATTTTCCGAGGACATGCTGGCGCAGGCGCTCAAAGGCGGCCTGTCGTCGCTTTTCCAGGGCGGCGGATCGACGGCCGGCACGGCGCAGGCCGGGGGCCAGGGTGGCGGCATCGCGTCCGTTCTCACTGGGCTTGTGGGCAACATCGCCACGCACAGCTTTTCCTCCCTTTTCAATTCTTCGTCTTCCAGCGAGATCACGCCCGCCATGGAGATGACCGGCGGTGGCGACGTGGCCGGTGCGCCCTGGGCGAACGCCGCTACGGGGATTGTTGGAGGCGCGATTGCTGGAGCAATGGCCGGGTCTGTTGTTCCCGTCATCGGAACCCTTGTGGGCGCTGGCTTGGGGCTTCTTGGGGGGCTTCTCACCCAGGAAGAAGAGAAGGAGCAAGCCCCCTCGGAAGCGTGGCGTGGCAGTTCGATCATGTTCTCTGGTGGGAACTTTTCGGGTTGGAACGAAACGAAAATGAGCGACGGCACGTCGCGCTATGACCCGGCTGACCCGATGGAGATGGAGGAAGAGCGGAAGCGGTTCAAGTCCACGGTCAAAGACCTGAACGACTCCATGAGAACCCTGGAGATAGATTTCGCGCCGAATTGGGAGCGGAACTTCTCCTTCCAGGCCATGGGCGTCCCGGACGCGCTCAAGGGCATCCTTGAGCGCAACATGAAGGATTCCGCCGCCGCGCAGGCCATGGGCAACGTGTCGTGGACGGCCAATTTGTTCAAGGAGGGCCTTGAAAGCCTGGACGAAACCGTGCGCCGCCTCGCCACGGCGTTCGGGACAGTGCAGCCCCTCATCGGCCCGCTTGGTATCGACTTCGAGAAGATGGGCGGGGTTACGGAAGGCGTGTTGCTGGCCTTTGCCTCAATGGCCACGGGGTTCTCCTCGGGCGCCGGGATCGTCACGACCGCAATGCTCGACGGGGCGGAATCAGCCGAAGAACTCGCGGAAAGGTTCGCCGCCGCCGGGGAATCAGGCCAGGTCGTGCTGAACTACCTTGAGCAGTACCGAAAGCAAATCAGCAACATGATCCTCGCGTCCTATTCCGAGCAGCTTATAGACGCGGTTGGCGGCGAGGATGCCTTCCAGCAGGCAATGACGGTTTTCAGCAACTACGCAATGGGCGACAAGGAACGGGCCACTGCAAGCGTAAATTACTCACGTTCGCAATTCCAGGAAGGCCTTTCGAGCATAACCACGCTCCTTCCAAATTTCAATCAAGACTGGATTGGAGACAATACAGATGCTTTTTGGGCGGCCTACGCTGCCGCCATGGGCGAGTCAATGCCCCCTTCGGTGTTTGACGAATGGGCCGCCATCGCGCAGCACGTCGCAAATCTTGAAGACTCCCTGCAAGACCTCGCGGATATCGAGTTCGCGGAATGGGCGTGGGATGAAGAACTGAAGTACCGCAGACAGGTTGCGTCAGAGCAGACGACCGGCGCGGAAATCACGCGCTGGAGCATCACAATGGAGCAGGAGCTTGCCGACGCCCGTAAAAACGGCGCGTCCTATGCGCAGCAGGCCGCGCTCGTGGAGACGCAGATTTACGAGATGCAGGCCAAGCTGGCGAAGCTCCAGGGCACCGAGATTGAGCCGCAAGACATGGAATCCGTGGTGGATCGCCTGGGCGACGCCGTGTCCCGGCAGGTTTCTGTTCTTCAAGAGCTTGCGTCCGAAGCGTCCGCCGCAGCAACGGCTTTTGAATCCCTTGGCGAATCTCTCCGGGATACCATTGAAGGGCTGTCGGACGACATCAGCAACCCAATGGAAGACTTCCTGAAGTACAGGGCTTCTTTCAACGAGCAATTCTCTCTTGCCATGAAGGACTTCGACGCCGACTCGCAAGAGGCTATGGGCGAACTGTCCGGCATAGCCGAGGACATGCTTGATGCTGCCAAGAAAAGCGTGAGCTACGAGGAATACCGGATTTTACAGGCCCGGACTGTTTCACGGCTTGGCAAGGCCGCGACCCGGGCGGAACTCCAGGGCGAATACGGCGCCGTGGCGTCCGACCTTTACACCACGGAAAGCGGCCTGCTCTCCCGCGTGCAGGAAGACCTTTCCAGCGGCGCTCCGGATGCGGTTTTTGTCGCACAGGCCAACGAGCTTTTTGAAAAGCTGTCCTTGGTGTCAGACGCCGCCAAAAGCGTGGCCGAGGGCGGCATGAGCGAAAGCGCGTTTGCCGCCATGGCGAAGAAAACCGAAACCGACATTTTGTCGGACGGCAACATAAAGAAGCTCCTGGCCGGAACCCTTGACCTTGGGAACATCGACCAGAATCAGGCCCGGATGCTCCTTTCATCCGTGGACGCGCTTGAATCCCTGGAAAAATATACCGGCCACGATGTGGACCTGGCCGACAAGATGCGTCTCCAGCTTGAAACCATCGCGGCCGGTGTCACGGACCAGTCGCAGTGGTCCGCCCTCGTGGAACAAATCGAATCGGGCCAGGACGAATACATTTCGTGGCTCAAGACCAACATTGAAGAGCGCCGCAAGGAAGCCGACAGGCTGTATGCTTTGAGCGAAGGAGAAGCAGACTCTTCGGAACAAATGTCCGCGTATTTCAAGGCCGTTTCGCAGTATCTTTTGAAGCAAACAAGCATCGAAACGCTGTCGAAGCAGATCACGTCGCTGAACTCGCAGTCTGCGTCTTTGAGTGCTCTTGCGAACCAAGCGGCAATTCAAAGGAATTTGCAGGCTTTCAACCAATACATGCAGCAAGTTCAGCAAATCAATAACCAGGTAAGCGCCCTAGAGCGACAATTAAACTACTGGCTGAATTTGCAGGTCGATATCCCTGAATTTGCTACGGGCGGCATCGTCGCCCAGCGGACCCTGGCGACGATTGGCGAAGAAGGGCCAGAGGCTGTCGTCCCTCTAAACCAGTTTTTCGTGGCTATGGATGATGTCCGGGAAGAGATTGTGGAGCTTCGGAAGGAGAACAAGGAACTGCAAAAGCAGATTGCGGATAACACGGAAGCCCTCGTTCATTATGCCCATGTGCAGCTTAACGAGACCAGACGCCCGAGGCTTGAGCCTGTGGAGGCCGCATGAAGGTCATAAAGCCCAAAGAGATGACCTCTGCGGTCATTCTGGCGTGCAGCATCCCGGCCCTGGATATCAACTCCCCGGCCAGGGATTCCGACGATCCGCCGGAGTATGTAGCCAGTACCATATACGCCGCCGGGACTCGTTGCACGGTCCTGTCCACGGTCAACACCATCTACGAATCTCTTGAGGACGGGAACACCGGCAATTATCCGCCTACCGACGTTCTCGCGGAAACTCCGAAATGGGCCGTAGTTTGTCCGACGAACCGGTGGAGGGCGCTTGACGACTACATCAACACCCGGGCTTCCGCTCCGGACGCAGCTTCCTACACCCTGGACGCAACGCGGACTTCGAGCGTCGCCCTGTTCGGGCTTAATGCTTCCGAGGTAATCCTGGAACTCTACACAGGGGCTGATGTCCTCATAAGCTCTGAAACAATAAAGCTCTTGGACCGCAACGTCACGGACTGGTATAGTTATTTCTTTTCGGAGTTCACCAACGCCGACAGGTGCTTTTGGGATTACCCAATTGGCTTTGGGACGAAGCTCAAAGTCACAGTGAACGCCCCTTCCGGCACCGTGGAGATCGGGAAGATATGTCACGGCTTAGACCGCTACATAGGGAAGACCCTGCGCGACATCACCAGGACATTTGCTTCATACGGAACAATGGAAACAAACTCATACGGATTCACAAACGTAAAGAAAGGATTTGTGGCAGAATTGACGGATTCCGTCATCCTGGTTGACCATGTGGTTTCAGATGCAGTGAACAGCTACATAAAATCAATACTTGAAACTCCTGTCGTAGTAATCGGGGACAACTCGCTTACATTTAGAAACTCTTTACAGTCTCTCATATCTTACGGAGTCGTCAAGGATATCTCGTACATCTACCAGAGCGGCGTGCAAAACTCGAAAGACAAGATGAATTTTTCCTTCCAAGGGATAATTTAGAGGAGGCTCGACATGGACTATGTGGTTCCCCAGATACCGGCGCTTCCGGCTCCGCCCTCCACCGCCAGCCCGGAGACGTTTGCCGACCTGGCTGATGCCTTTTTGAGCGCATTGCCAACATTCAGGAACAACCTCAATGCGGTAAGCGCGCTGATTTCCGCCTGGGTTGCAGCGGCTGTCGCCGGAGGGGGTGCGGGAATAACGGCATATTCGTCAACGTCCCAGACCGTTGGGGTGGGGTCGAAGTCTTGGACAGTTCCGAAGGGCAAGGAGTTTGTCCCCGGGCAAACCGTGGCAATCTACAATCCCGGCGGACTGTCCATGTACGGAACGATCATCTCGTATTCCGAGGACCTTACCGCTTCGCTGGCCGTGAATGTGTCCTATACGGAGGGCGTGGGCAGCGCATCGGGGTGGAACATCTTCATCTCTCCCGTGGTTGATTTGCGCATCCGGTTCATGTCCTGGATCAGAGAAGTCACCGGGCATTTTATCGGCATGCCGGACGCGGCCATAGATATGCATTTGGAGAATCTCTTCTTGCCCGCCGAGTGCGCGTTCACCCGGGCATCTGCCGGGTATTCCTACACCTCCGTTGGCGGCATCGAGCTTTACGCGGCGAACGAGGAACGCTACGATTTCGACAGCAACACCGGTAACTGCGATGGACTGCTTCTGGAGAGCGAGAGAAACAACTACCTCGACAACCCAGGAACTCCAGCCACGCAATCCAAGACACTCGCCGCCGGGACGTACACCTGTTGGCTGGATGGAACCGGGACCGTCACCTTGTCCGGAGGCGCCACGGGCGTCGTCTCCTCGGCCGAATCGATCACCTTCACGCTTTCGACATCGACTTCTGTGACCTTTACGGTTGCGGGCACGGTCACGCGCATGCAGTGCGAGAACACGTCCTACAGGACTTCGTTTATCGGTGGCACCACCGCGCCGATCAACCGTAAAGCCGACATCCCGGTCATCTTGTTTTCCGCTGTCAGGTTGCGCCGGGTGTCGGGCACCATCTTTCTTCATGCCAAGACCGCCAGGGGGGCCGGAACCGGAAACCAGGTCTTGCTCCAGATTGACGACGGCACCGATAATAACCGGATCGTCGTTCTCCGGGATCAGAATCGCTACATGTTCTTCAACATCTATTCGGCCGGGGCGCTGGTCCTGTCCCTTAATCTGGGGGTTGTCGCCGACGCCGCCACGGTCCGCATTATGGTGCAGTGGCAGGACGGGGCGTTCTCGGCGTCCATCAACGGCGGAGGCGATGTGACATCGGTCGCAGGGGGAATCCCGACCGCACTTACGCATATCAGGATAGGCCACAACCTTTACGGGGCGTCGAATTGGGATGGAACGCTGCGGCAGTTGACCGCATGGTCTCTTGCCGCAATCAACGTCTCGCCGTCGAACATGACCAAATAACCCAGGAGGCGACAAGATGCTCCCCCTCAAGCCAGGATATATCCCTCTCGCCACCTCGGACCACATGGGGGCCTTGACCCACCCGGGCCGAGTCATTTCGCCGTATCTGCTCGGGCTGATCGTCTCGGCCGCTGGCGGTAACAGCAAGCTCGTCAAAACCGACGCCGACGGGAACTTGGTTCTCGCCAGCGGCGATGGCCTAAAGCTCAACGGAAGCACGGCCGTTTTTGGCCGATACGATGTCGGGACATGGACCCCCGTGCTTCAGGGTGTGACGACCGCAGGGACGCAGACTTACGACACGCAGAGCGGCAAGTATTGGCGCATTGGCGGCCTATGCTTCCTGGTCGGCCACATCGCCCTGTCCGCCAAAGACGCCGCCATGGCCGGGCAAGCCATGGTTACGGGCCTGCCGTTTATGGCCGTGACCGCAAACCCAAATGGCGGCGCAGCCTTCGCTTGGTATTCGAACCTTACCGGCCTCACGCAGATGCAGGTGACGGGACGGTTCAACGGATCTGGGATGCTGCTTTTTCAAAACGGAAACGGGTCAGTCGGACTGGTGGGGGCGACCAACATCACCAACACCACGATTCTGGCTCTCGCCGGGTTCTACGAGTGCTCGTAAGGGAGGAATTATGATTGCCACGCTGGTCGGTGTAGAGATTCTGGGAGACGGGCATATCCAGGTGCTCAAGCATCTGGACACGGTTGACGATTCCGGGGCCGCCGTGAGCCGCGACGACTGGCGCGCCACCATCGCCCCCGGCGATCACGAGACGGCCCGGGCCGTGTTGGGCGAGGACTATGCGCGCGTCATGGCCGAGGCCGGGGACCGGTTTACGGCGCCACCGAAGCCCGCTGTCAACCTGGACGATGTTGTGGCCACCAAGATGGCAGCTATCCAGGCCGAAAAATGCAGGGTCAGGGACGCTGGGTTCATGGCTGGCGGCGTGCTGTGGGATTCCGACCAATCCGCCCGGACCAGCTACTTGGAACTTGCCATGCGCCTACAATTCTCCCCGGCTCTCCAGGTCCCCTGGAAGGCCAGCGCCGGGGTGTGGGTGGACATGAACGCCAATCTCTATGCCCAGGTGGACGCAGCCGGGACCGCGCACATCCAGGCCGTGTTTTCCTGGCAGGCCTCCCGGGATGCCGAGGTGGCGGAAATCCTGGCCGGGGAGGGGACGGACACGGAGAAGGCCGAGGCGATCCAGGCCATGCGGGTGGGGTACGAGATGCCGGGATAGCAGTTCGCAGATGGTTCGCAAGCAGTTCGCAAAATGCGAACCATCGTGAGCAAAAATGGGCAGATTTGAGCAAATCGAATTTGCCCTTGACGCCCCGCGAGGCCGCGTGTATCAAGCATTTCCGCCATTCGGCCAGCATAGCTCAGTTGGTAGAGCAGCTGATTCGTAATCAGCAGGTCTGGAGTTCGAGTCTCCATGCTGGCTCCAGAAAGTTCAAGGGCTTGGGATGTTAAAATCCTAGGCCCTTTTGATTTTCCGCCCGGTTCCCCATCCATTCCCCAATGAATGTTGCAAATGGCAAGCCCAAAAATGGTCCGTTTTGGGGATGGGTGCGTTTGCGTCTTTCCGGTATGATTTTCGAGAGGCGCCCTCCCCTTGGATATATGCATCCGCCGCAGAAAATCCGGTCCAGGTGAGAACCACCGCCCCGTTCTCTGCCGTCTGCGGTTTTATCCGAGCATTATGCAGGAGATTTCGCATAAATAGGCCGAGTAAAGCGCTGGAACTGGGAATTTACCCGGCTCCGTTGGTTTTCTGGGCCAATCCAGTCCGCCTCACCCGCTCGGCCTATATATTCAAGGCCCTAACTATTTCTTTTCAGTGGAATGCTGATCATCCTTGTGACCATAGCCGTGAGCCTTCTTGAAAGCGTGCCATTCATCGTGGTCTATGCCGCCAGATTTATCGACGTCAATGATAACAAATACTTCTGCCGGATCGCCGTTCGCTTTGAAAAATTCAACAAATTCTTCTTTTACAACGATCTTGTTGCCGTCTTTGTCAATATCGCCGAGGTGGCCATCGTAGTTTCCGCCAGCAATGGCCAAGCTTGTAAGTGAAAACGCGCAAACGAGAACAAGGACTGCATAATTTTTCATAATTCCTCCGGTGAAGTTAATGCTACAAAATACGATTGATCTTGATGCCGTCAACCCTGCTGGGCCATTTATCCCTTTACTCGTCCATACATCGTGCCAGCCTTGCACTTCAACGCCCAGCCAAAAAAGGGAGGTCAAAACCCATCAGTGGAGACCATTCCCTTGAACTGGACATCGGTGTCGGCGTGACGGACTCTGCTACAGGAAGAAACCGCTGGAACTGGCCGCGTGAGCATCACGGCACGGGTATTTACCGGGGCCGATTGGTTTCCTGATCCGGTCTTTTCCCTGCCGCCGTCCCAGCCTTCCTCCGTCTCTCCTCGGTTCCCTGTCTCTCAAATTTTCTCGGATTCGAAACATCCGTAAAGAGCATGCTGACGTGCCAGCTCCTGGGAGCTTTCGGAAAAAACGTGAGCTGCTTTTGGCTGAAGCTCAGGGGATCAATCAGGCGTTCCTGAAGATCGTGGGCAAAACGGTGGGGTAGGGCGGCCCGACACATTACTACCACCCAGATTGGTGAAAAGGGTTCTCTTGACTGGATGTATGTCGCATTGACGACGATGGTTTTTTATGTTCAATTTCTACTAGAGTAAAAATGGTAGAATCATGGTGTTTAAGTATCGAATATCCTCCATCCATCGAGGGGGAGCGTCATGGACCGACCCCGTATATTTTTCGCCATAACCTCACGGATGCATGAGAAATTATTGTTTTTCGCTTTGCTCATGTGTGTTTCTTGGGTCGTCGTGCCCGGGACGGCTCAATGCGCGTTTCCGACGTACACGATCATCGACCTGGGAACCCTTGGTGGGGATGGTAGTGAGAGTCAGGCTGCGGCCTTGAACGACGCAGGCGTGGTCGTGGGTTGGTCAGGAACGGCTACAGGCGACATCCATGCTTTTCGGTATGAAAATGGGATGATGACCGATCTTGGCGTTCTCTCCGGGGGCGCGAACAGTTATGCGACCGGAATCAATCATACGGGACAGATCGTCGGGAAGTCCTACACGACCTCGTCCGGATTACTGCACGCTTTTCTGTATCAAAACGAGGTGATGACCGATCTTGGAGTACTCCCGGGCGGAGATTACAGCTATGCCACGGGGATAAACAATTCGGGCGAGATCGTTGGAAAAGCAGGTACTGTTTCGGGATCACGGGCGTTCCTGTACTCGAACGGAAACATGACAGATCTGGGATTGCCGCCGGACCCGCTGCCCTCTACGCTGCCGCCCGGCGCCACCTGGGTTTGGACGACAAGTGAG